CAGGACCTTGAGTCCTTCGCCTATCATTTGATGTTGCAAACAGACGGTGTTGAAAACTTGAACGAGATTTTCAAGGCCCGTTTCATCCAGGGAAATTGCAGCCGCCTTGATCGCTTCGAATCTCCGCCGAACCTCTTCGACTGTGATGCAGAGTTTTGCTGCTATCCGTTCCGCTGGCAGCCCCGCACTGATGCAGCCATAGATGTATCTGTCATCATCGGTAAGCATTAAACCGGGCGGATGACAGCAAACGCTTTGCTCAAATCCCCTTTAACCCGATCACCCTCGTCCTTCCAAAGGACGGCAAGGATTCCATTGGCAGCGACGTATTTAGAATCTGGCGTCTCGATGGTCACGGGCTTCCCTGATCCGTCCTGCGCCGTGCAATATGGGTGATGCGCGAGGATGGCACCAACGGCAGCCTGAACGCTCCGGTAGCGTGGGTGCCTTGCGTTTTCCGATTTGTCGCTCCAGGTAGAAAGTTCTGCGATGCATCTCATAACTCAAGGTGTGGCTACGGGCGGAACGCCAGGCTGCCCGGAATCCTTCAAACCCTGATCAATCGATTGACAAAACAGTTTGCTCAAGAAAGAGAGATAACCATCCTCCGGGATGTCGGCATTGTTGCGGTCGGCAAATCGGATTCCGTAGAGAGCAACGATCAAATTCTTGGCAGTCAGAATCCACAATTGTTGATCGGGCTTGAGCGACGATATCACCCCGTTGAGGCGTTCGCCAACTTGTTGCGCGAGGGACTCCGGCGAGAATTGCTTGTCCCGATCCATCTGACAGAAAACCTCAGCGACGCCACGAAAGTAACCTGAAATTACTACGGCATCATTCGTGTTGCGAGCAATGATTTGGCTCACGGCCGTCTGCAAGATCGGTTTGACCGCCTCATGAATCTTGGCCGTCTTGACTGGATCGTAAACCTTGTTGCCCGTGAGCGGATCAGTGGTCTTGCAACCGAGCGCGAAGATTACCAGAGCCAGAGATAGGAAGCCGATTAGCTTTGTCATAGCCCCAGGTCTATGACATTACGACTTGACTTTGCAAGCTTTCCTTTGCCCGTGCGGCTTGAATGTAATCGAACAAAACCTTCCGATTCGCGTCCACCTTAGCCCGATTCTTTTCGGCTGGCGGATGCCACCGATGGAACAGGCACAGCGTCCGGTTGCGCTCGAACAGCTCCCGCGCCTTCTTGCGGCTGATCTCGTCACGGCAGCGGCGCGTCACGTTGTCCAGCGTCACAACTCCGAGTAAGGGATCGCGGCCGAGCTGGTAGCGTTCGAGCATGTAAATCTGCTGGTAATCCTCCCAGCCGTAACCATCGAAGCGCGGATCGCAGCCTCCCAGCGCCAAGTAATCGGCGCGGCGGCAAATGAAGTTTGTGGCCGAAGGAAGCGTGTAGCTGCCGGTCGAGTAGGTCGGCAACTGAGTTGTGACGTTTTCAACAAAGCCTGGACTCAGCGGCATTTTGTCTTTGCTCAGATAGTGGGTGCTCATGGCCTGCCGGAAATAGACCATGCCGCAGTTGAACCATTCGCGCTCTTTTGCTCCGGCGAGAACATCGAGCAAATCACTAAAAAAGTTCAGACTCGGCAGCGTGTCCACGTCCAGCTTCATGATCCATTCAGTGGTAGCCCGCTTGGCTCCGAAATTATGTGCATGGCCGATACTTTTGAGCGAGGCAATCGGCACGATTCTAAGCTGTTCAGCAGCAGTGAGCATTGACGGCCCATTTCCAACGTTGAAAAGGATATGCTCCACCTCCGGAATGCTACAGCTTCGGATGGCTTCGAGCCACACCTCCAGCATCTGGGGCCTGGACCAATAGCTGGTTATGGTCGTGAGGAGGGGCATTGATGCAAGACTGGTCCCTTGAAGCCGGTCCTTTCTAAAATCAATGTCTGAACCGCAGTGAATCCTGCTCTAGCGTGCCAGGACCATTCCCCATCAATCCATTGAGCCATCTCAAGCAAGGCATACCAGACATGATCCGGCACATCGGCGAAGCCATACAAAACCCTGAAGTCGTCATCGCTCATGGTCTGAACCTCCGATAATATGCACCCTCGCGAAACTTGGTTCCCAGCGTAACGGAAATGCCCGTATCATCCTCATGGTAGCAGTGCGCAGGCAGGATGCGAAAGTCCATGCTGACTCTGGTGCGCGCCGTCGTGTTGACCTTGTTGCCGTGGCTGAGCAAGTTCCCATGGAACCGAATCATGGTGCCTACCTCCAGCTCCATAGGAGCGTAGTCCTTAGCTCCTGGAGCCGATTCGACCCAGACGCTGGCGGTGCCTTGCGAGTTGGTGAGCGGGATGATGAAATTAACCTCGCCAGCCGGGTGCCCGAACTCGGCATCAGTGTGGAATGCTCCTACCGCGACATTGTTTCGAAGGTGCACACGAAAGGTCGGGAACTTCTGAAACAGGAACTCGCCGCCGAACATGGGTGCCACGACTTCCTTGATGAAACGAGCGTAAAGGCTTTCCATTTCCAGCCAGCCTTCGCGGTAGCGGTCGTAGAACTTTTTATGAAAACTAGTGGCCGAGTCCGCGCCAACTTTGAACAGCTCGGTGAATCCGTCTTCGTGCAGCTGGTCCAAGGCATCGGTGCCGAACAGCTGCTTGATTGGAGCCACGAAGTTGTGGCGCAGGGCATCGAACGGGATGGATTCGTAGCCGAGCGGTTTCATGGGATTCGCCTCTCGACTAAATCTCTGGGATATCTTTGGGAATATCGCAAATCCGGTGCATAGAAAGCTTTTTCCGGGTCGCAGCCCTTTAAAATTCGATTAACAACGGTATTTCTAGAAATCTTAAAATGTCTTGCCCATTCAGATAGAACATTTGTAACCCCATCAATTGTGATGCTAATGTTCTTGTTCTGATTTTGATTTTGTTCTTTAGCTGTAGCCCATCTGCAATTTTCTGGCTCGTAGTTTCCATCCTTGTTTGGAAATCTGTCCAAGCTTTTGCCAGATGGTCTATGCCCCATGTCTGCAAAAAAATTGTCAAATTTTTTCCAACGTTCGCAAACCATGATACCGGCCCCACCATACCGCTTGTATCCAGTCGATCCTGGCTGACAACAACGCGCAATCATTCGGCACCATGATTTAAAAGTTGGAGTGCCAGTCATTCCGTGTATAGTCCCAGGTTGATTGTCTAAGAGTCTTCGGAAGCAACCGCAAGATTTACTACCTCCAGACCTCAAAGAATAACTGCCTATTACGCTTTCTGTTCCACAATCACAGCGGCATTTCCAAAATGATTTACGCCCATTATTATGACTAAATTCAAGAACAGTCCAGCGATTGAACTTTTGGCCTTTAATATTTTTAAGCTGATCGCCCATAGATAGCGTCTCCCCAACCATGATTGGTCAACTTGGTCTGAAGTCTTTTAAATCCATATTCATCCAAAAATTCATCAATTTCTTCGACCAAAGAACAACCGACATATAATGGTTTAGTGTTAATCTCCAAGTAAAGCCAAGAGAACTGCTTGAGCATGTCTCCGATCCCTTTTAAGGCCAGTAACTCTGCACCTTGGATGTCGCAATTAAATAACGCCCCAGGATTAAACGGAACGAAGCCAGCCAGCAACGTATCCAGCCGCGTCGTCTTCATCTGCACTGCTTCAACGTATTTAACACTAGGATGTTCTTCAGCGTGCGTGCCTAGCTCCAGAATCGATGAGCTTTGGCTGCCGTTGTTGGCGACGTGGAAGGTAACCGGCTCGCCGTCCTTGTCGCTGATGCAGGCATTCAAACAAACATGAATCGCACCGTTATGGAACGTCACGCAGTCATGCTGGACATGATCGAACCGCTTAAGATGATTTGACCCATATTTCAATGATGCGATGTGATGAACTAGCTTCTGATATGTCGGCTCGTGCGCTTCGATCCAGACGACCCGCTTAATTCCAAGCCGATTGTATTCCTCGGCTTCCTGGCCTTCGTTGGCTCCGCAGTGCAAAACTTCGCTAACGTTTCGCAACCCGTGCCGGGTCCAAAGTTCAGAAAATGGAATCAGCATTTGATCAGGAACGCGCCCGCGTCCTCCTCCTTGTCCTCTGGCAACTCGTAGACCACCAGACCACGCTCCGAAGCAAATTCACTCACCGCTCGCTTGACTCCATAGGAAGGCTGCTCGTAATCATGGAACGAGATGACAGCACCCGTTTTCAGTTTCGGCCACCAAGCCAGGATATCGGCTCGGACGCCTTCGTAAGAATGATCGGCGTCAACGTTCACGAAGGAGAGGCTCGCATCTGGAACGACTCTGGCGGCTGCTACGCTTTCCATGTGCAAAACCTGAACCCGATCTTTGAACCGTGCAACCCGCGACGCAGCCCGGATTCGATTCGCATCGTGCCACGCTTGTGGCTTAGCCGAATCTCCACGCATCATAGGCATGCTTTTCCATCGGTCCACGAGATAAACCAGACGAAACGCAACCGGCCAGCGCAGGATTTCCTCAGCGAAGTTGCCTTCTGCGGTGCCGACTTCTGCCGCGTCGCCAAGTATCGATTGATTGCCTAACAGCTGCCACAAATCGCGCCGGTATCGGACCAGAGTCGGATTCATAATCAACCTCCTAATGGGATCGTGTAGTTGAGGTAATCCCATCCATCCTTTCCGTCCGAGTAACAGGAGGAGCGATAGATAGGGAGCGAAACGACTGGAACCTCCAGCTTCCAGAGCAGGATTGAGAACTGGGTCTCGGGAGCGAACATATACTCGTTGCCTTTGTAGACGGTGGCGTATCGTCGGTCCTCCATGAAACCCATTTGATCCAAGTTTGGAAAGACTTTATCGGCAATCGGCCGCTCGCCAAAGAAACAAAACTCATCCGCCCATTCCATTGGATCTTCCCGGAAACTCCCGCAGACGTAGAGGGCTTCGATATGGCGGTGCCTGTCGTAAAAGCTCTGCAAGACAGCTGGTTTCTCGACGATGAAATCGGGCCGGATGCGGATCACTGAATCGTATCTCACTGAACTTGCCACCTCAAACTTCACCATCTGCCGGTAGCATTCTGCGACATGGTGATATTGGTCGATGACGATCCGCACGTTTCCATTGTCCCCAAAAGCCACGTCCCCGCCAAATGGAGGGGGCAAGCCTAGTTCGACACTCTGTTTTCGGAAGCGATTGATCAGATGCATCATCAGGTCCCGCTGCCTCATGATGTAATTCTCATAGGCTGGCATCTCCTCCAACAACAGAAAAACTTTGAGCCGATCTCCGAACACTTCCTTGATGAAGTCAATTTCCGCGTCTGACAATGGGCTCTCGTCTACGACTTGCGTCTTCACCTTCTGAATCCAATCATCAATTCGGTCGGATGGAACCCGGTCCTCAGTAAAAGGCGCTTTTCGGCGACGGTTGTAGCGGCTAAGCAACATGAACACGTCGGCATCATTGGGCAGCACGAGATTCGCAGCGAGCGAAGGAAGCGCGTATCTGCAATTGTAAGCGCCGCCTGTTATCAGCACTGCCGTTCTCATCGCTTCGATGCTTCGTGCCAATTGAACCGGGTCGGATCGAAATCGCCCATATGATTTGCAAACCAGTAGGGACCAAGCCGCTTGAAGCCGCTAAAATTTGTGACGGCCGCCACGCCTTTGCGGTCTATTCCGATATCTGAAAGATTGTCGTATTGAACGCAACAACCCGGCACAAAAGCGTAGGTATGCAAACTCGGCTGCATCATGATCATCGCCCAATCAATTCCCATCGACTTGTCCAGCCAATGATCCAGCCCTTCCAGGACTTTCGGAATCGAAGCACGATTCACAATGTAAGAGTAGGTGCAAAAGGCTCCGTAGGTTCGCATCATTCTTGGATCGTCCGTGCATTCGGCATCCCGATTCAATGGCGGCCCTTTGTGCCAGTGCGGTGGGTTGACGTGGAATGTGCCTCCCATCCATAAAATATCCCACGGGTGCGTGGCAATGAACCGGTCTATGTAGGCCAGCCGCTCATGAATGTCCGCGCAAATTTTCAGATCATCTTCCATGACCCAGGCATGCTTCTTTTGTTTCAGCGCCTCCTCCATGATGGCAACTTGACTGAAGTGGCAACCTATCGCACCGGGCGTGCGCTGCTGCATGATCTTGAGCCGAGCAGCAGGTTGGATCTTGTCGGTTACGTCGGCTGGGTAAAGGGCCTCTTGCCGAACTGCAACCATGTTACGACTGGTCAGCGTCTCCAGCATCTTCTGCAATCGATCCTGCCGATGCTTCAAGTTGACGAAGCTGATGTAAGAATCGTTTAGGAGAGACGGAGCTGGAGACGGTCGAGTTTCTTCACCTTCCATACGTTGTGACTTTTCTCAGTTGGAATGATTTCGATGGTCTTAACTTTGGCTCCTCCACTTGGATCGGTGTGATCTGGAATCGACTTCGGGATGATGGCGTCCACGGCCATCTTAACCTCCCACCCTTCTCTGGTATTGTAATCGTGGCCAGCCAGAATCCCATTGTGTTTCAGCTTCTGATACCAGAGGAAAATGTCCGCCTTGGTCCATTCGATCTTGTGACTGGCATCGATGAAGACAAAATCGAAATGGAAATCAGGAAACCGGCAGGCCCCTTCGACGCTGGAGACTGGCACGATCTCAACCAAGTGCGCTAGGTTCGCTTGCCCAAGGTTCTTCATCAGAACGCGCAACTGGTCTTCGCGCCCGTAGGCCAAGTTATCGATGGCGTAAAATGTAAACGTCTTGCCCAGGTTAAGGAGCGTCTCAGCGAGGTAAACCGTGCTGGCTCCCTCGGCGCAGCCAACTTCAGCAATGACGGCTTCATTAGGCATCCAATTGGCCATGTCCCAATAGAAGCCCTGGAAATCGAACATTCGCTTGTCGATCTGCTTGTGAAACTCCCTCATTTCTCCAGTTCGTTTTCACTCTTTCGATTGCGGAGCGCAGCGTAGAGCGAGAGTCCGGAAACAATGACGGCAGACCCAGCTACGCCGTAGGGACCAAGAGCAGGCCCGACTACCGATGTCGTTCCAACAATTACAGGATTCGGGATTAAGACGGCTTTGCCGTCGGCAGTCTTGACCTCGGTTAGGACGGCTTTGTCCATGTGGGCGCAGCCAGCTAACCCGAACAAAAGAACCGCAATCAAATATCGTTTCATAAGCCTCAATCTCTTTCTTCATCCTCACCGTTTGCTTCACTGGCGAGCGCATGGACTTTGATAAACAGCGAGCCTACCATGGCCGCATAGGTCATATCAAACTCGACACGGTAACGGTCAATCAAAGCGTCCAGATCGTTTTCGAACTTCGCGATTTGCTCAGCGTGATCCATTCACAACCTCTCCCAAGTTTCTGGCACTATATCTTTCGTGCAACACTTAGCCTCCTCGGCCACCGAAAACCACCGCTGCGGAATCAGGATGCGTTTGCGCGGGTTCTGGTTCAGCCACGCTTGCCACCACGAGAACGTTGAGGCAGAGCAAATGTGATTCTCGCACCAGGAACCGGCCGCCAGATCCTGCTCCTCCGTGCGCCAGGTTGAAAACGTGCAATCGCTTCGCTTGCCCCAATGGACTCTGCAATAGGCGATGTCATCCGAAAAGAACTGGAACACAGCCCCAGGAAAGCGGCTCATGGCTGCGTCATACCATTCAACCGAAAGTGGCGGATGCTTGGCGGCAAGCTGCACGTAGTCCCCGCGTCGAACGTGAACGGAGACGGTTCCTGGGTTCAGTCGCCAAGGATACTGAAACTGCTGGAGTATCTCGTTGCGGACATCGGCAAAGTATTTCTCAGACTGCCAGTAGCCGTCCAACACGATGTTTTTGCGACGCCACTCCTCTTTAAAAGGAATCTCTTGATATGCATGGCCGCGTTCGACAACACGAACTTCAGGAAGGTGTGGAGTATAATTTTCATTCGCCAGGTGCCCGAGATAAACCGGTGACCATTTAGAATCGTTGGTTTCGGTAGGAACGGAGAACTCCAAGCCATGGCGCTTGGCGTAACCGATGGTAGCAGCCACTTGGAAAAGAAAGTTCCCTAAACGTCCAAACGTGCGCGGGATGACCATGCTATTGACTGTCCAGTTCCTGAACGTAACGCTGCCACATCTCAGCTTTGTCCTCTTCAGAGGCAAAGTTTCTAAGTAAAAGCTTCAGCACGTCTCGGCAGCCGCCATGATGCGCAGCGACAATTTCATAGCAGGCGAGCGTGTCCAGTTCAGCGTTGCAAATAGCTGCGGCAATCATGCCCTCTGTCGGGCCTGCGAGGCCCATTTTCTTTGCCTCGGCGCAGAGCCGGGCGGCTCGCTCACTTGGGCGCAGCGGTTTGTCCTCACCGGCTCCGTTGCGGGCGAAAGCCTGCTCGCGCCTTCGGTTCAGTCTCGATAGGGCGATTTTTAGGCTGTTGAGTTTGGGGTTAATCATTGAAGCCACGGATTATCGCAAAGGCATTTTTCTCCAATCTACCTTCGGCATCCTCCTTGTTCTCGAACATGACAGCAACCAAGTCATTGTTGATCTCGTAATCTTTGTCACGAGTGCTCCGGTCAACCTTGTTGCCATTACCATCAAACGCCAGACCACTCGGGTGAGCTTCCAGCAAGTCAGCAATCGTAAGCGCCACCTGCGGGCAATCTACAACCCGTCCATCGTTAAATTCAATTCGACATTTCATGGCTTACCTCAGCGCTCTCAGTTTGGTTTCAACAACACCCGCAAAGCTGCCCGTCTTTTGAAAGTTCAGCTTGTAATGGCTCTGGGCATGCACCTCGTGATCGTATTCCAGCCCCGGCACGAACTGCAACCGGTATCCGGCCTCCAGAAGCCGGTAGTTCATGAACATTGAATCGACCGTGTGCGGATCAACGCTCGGGTCCCACACCTTCAGATAGGTGAGCCGATGCACGAAGCAGTTCGCCGTATTCAGAGCGCAGCGAAACGTCGGATCGTTCATGAACCCCGCGACGTTATGTCGGTTGATCAGCTTGCCTGCGAAGGCGCGGTAGTCGAAGTGCGGCCGAGCAAACACGGGAAGGTAGCTGGTCATCGGGTCCCAGTGCGGCAAGGCCCAGAGCGCGTCCAGGTAGGAGACTGGCAGCACGTTGTCCGAGTCGAAAAGGATTGCCCATTCGCCGAGCGTATCGCGCAGGACCTGAGCTTTGTTGCAGTAGCAATCGAGGTTCTTTGAGTTTTGGATGACCTTAATGAACTTCTGCTGACCGGCCGCCCAATCTTTCAGTTTCTCGTAACTTCCGTCCGAGCTGGCATCGTCGGTGATGCAAATTTCGTTGATGCGCGAATCATTGAGGACCTGGGCAACGGCGCGCTGAACCATCTCGAAACGGTTCCAGGTCGGTATGGCGAGCGAGATGGGCGGATGGGCTTCGATCATGGTTCGGTAACAGGAGTCCAATTACAACGGCACAACGGATGAACCGGAATGATATTTCTGGCTTCTTCAATTGGATAAACTGCACCTTCTAAAGCCGCACATTGGCTACATACTCTATCATCTCCCGCTGTGGAAAGTTCGGCTTGAATCCCAAGCTCCTTCACACCCAACTTAGTGAACGCATCTAGCTGCGCGTCTGCGTGCGCATGGATCACTTCAGTCCTCGCAATCAGCTCAGCCCGTTGCTGTGTCAGCTTAGCCAAGTTCTGCCGCATCGTCGTAGCAATGTCTCGCGGGTTCCTCCCCTCAGCCATCCCGTTCGCCAGAATCCGACTCATGGACGCTGACATCTGAGCCGTGACGCCTTTCAGATCCTCAAAGGATCGGGTTGCCAGAAGCCGCATCTTGGACACAGCTTCCGGACTCGTAAAAGCCGCCCGCAAGAAACTGATCTGGTTCTGTTCGAACTCGCCCAGCTCCCGACCTGCCTTGGTGGAAAAGTAAGCGTTCAGCAGCCCGCGCTTGTAAGCCGATTCCACATACTGGGCAGTCCAAGGCCGACTCGGATCAGTGCCGACCGGGACGCTCAGCACGTTCAGCTGCACCTGTTGCGCGAACCATTCGTTGAAAGCTTTGAGCTTGTCGGCGTCGCTCCGAAACGCGAACGTGCGGCGAGCCATCCGGATCAGCGTCGTGTGCTCCTTGAGCCCCAGCTCATCCTCGGTATCCAGGAACACGCTCACGGCTACGATCAGCTTCCGGGCGCGGCGGCGCAGGTCTGCAACGAAGCGGCGCACGATGCCGGTGGTTCGGGTCGGGTCGGCACGGAGCAATTTGGCGTTGGAGATTAGATGCTGATGGACCATTAAAGGGCTATGAACTGTGCGAAAATTCCTTGCGGATTGTCAACCTCGCCTGCGTATCTCCAGAAGGTGAAAATAAGCCCATCGCGCACCGGCCAATCCTTAGTTTGCGGAGTCACCAGTTCGCCGTGCGGATTCTTGGCAACTCCTGATGGATAAGCAGCCAAAAGATCAATCATGGCCAGCGGCTGCGATTCGTAACCAACAATCTCGCCGCTCGCCAAGTATTTCAATTTGAACCTGCTCATGGCTTGTGGCTGAAGATCGCAACGAGTGTGGATATCAGGCCAGCAAGGCCGACGATTACAACCCAAGCTAAACTTATCCCTTTTTCGCGCCCGCGCCCGAGCGAAAGAATACCATTTACCGAATCCTTCCACTCGGCCAATCCATGCTGGTCAGCTTCATATTTTTCGCGAGAGATCATCCGCTCCCGATCCGCTAGCAATCTGGCCTGCTCACCGTTCAACTGTTCCAAATGTTTCTGTGTGTCAGCCCGGTCCAATGACCGCGCCTTGTCTTCAGCCGTGAACTTAGCTTCGACCTCGGCCTTCAAGTGCAGCAATCTCGCATCAATCAACCGCTCCATAGCCAGGCGAGCTTCCGCAACACGCAAAGCCCGCTCGTCTTCAAGTTTGACTTGAGATTCTCGTGTAATTTCAAACTCACGAAGCGTCACATAAGGAATCGTGTCAACCTGATGCACTGGACCTGCCCCAGTTCGATCACTCATTCTTGCTACCCTCTTTGACGATTTGTTTAGGCCGCTGGTTTCTTGCGAACCTTGGAAACGATGCTGCCAATGACTCCAGCAATGGCCGAAATCGAGCCGCCAATGATGGCCCAGTTATCGGTGAGAGCACCCGCTTGGGCCGGGGTCATAATGCCCCACTGAATCAGAGCCGCGCCGCCACCGGTTAAGATGTGACGGAGCAGGCCCCATGTTACGGCGATGCCTTTGGATTTTGTTTGTTCTTCCATAGTGTTTATCTCCGCGAGATTGGGCCGCCGTTGCTCCGCGCTGGTGCTGGAAGCGGTTCTAGTGGCGTATCCGGTTCAGTAGGCGCGTCCAGCTCCAGGAGCCGGTCTCCAGCGTCCCTGAGCACGCCGTTGGCCTCCTCATCGGTGAGCCCGATCACCATTGTGAGAAATTGGAACGGCGGCAGGAGCGCGTCCACGCCACCGGTGACATACTTAAACAGCGCATTGGCTTTCCGCTCGGCCACGCTGGCCTTCTCTTCGTCGGAGGGGGTATTCGGATCGGACCACTTGACCTCGTAGTTTTCGGATATCGGGAGCGCGCCAAATTCCATGAGCCGCTCGAACAAGGGGCGGATGATGAACGGCGTGACATATTCCTCCCGTCTCCGTTGCACGCGGCGGTTCCAAGTCTTGTCATCCTGGCCGCTGGCAAGCTGACCCTGCTCGCTGCCCATGAACACACGCCAAGGACAGCTCATAGCCGCCGCAATTAACCGCAGCTGGGCTTCCATGTGCGGAGTCGGATCGGCCACTTGCGGCGCGAGACTCTTGGCCGTCATGCCGACGAGCGCGAGATACCGTTGGAGCCCGTTCTGGTAAGCATCGATCTGAGCTTGGGTTGCTTCCTTGTCCAGCTGCACGTTCTCGCCGGGCACGGCAGCTTCTAGCGCGATACCGGGGAACCCACCTTTCCAGAACATCTCACCGGAGCCCCCAGCGATTTTACGCAGGTCCAAGAGCCGGTTGAAAACCCATTTCATTCGCGGGGTGCCGTAAACGTCCGAGTTTGTCCGGTTATCCGCGACGTGGATCACACGGGTCCAGTGCGCGGCGATGGCCTTGGCTTGCTGCGTCACTCCCTGCTGGGAAGCAGTATCAACGAAACGGATGTTGTAAACGTTCGGGAGCCCGAAACGGGGGTTCTTATCGTCCTGTTCGAGCGTGGAAACATCGACGTAAAATTCTTCGAACGGGCGCAGGTATAGGAGCTGGTTTGTCTTCCCTTCAACGGGCTCGTTCATTGGCTTTCCGTCGCCGAAGCCGAGCAAAACGATGCCATAGCGACCGATCCCGGAAAGCACGTCCACTCGTTGCAGCACGCTCCAGATGCGCAGCTTATCCTCCAGAGCTTTCCATTCCTTTTCGAAATTGGTTTCAGCCTTGGTCTCCACTTCCACCACGTCGGGGGATTCGCTCCAGCTCTCTTCGGGGTAAAGATTGACCACGCGGCGAGCGATATCCCCACGCTCAAACATCAGGTTGTAATCAGACGTTAGGATGTTCTCCGGATGCCCACATTCAGCCCCAATGTCCCGCCTTGGGTCCAGCTGCCGCTGAAGCCAAGCCGTCCGAGAAAGGAGGAGATTTGTCGTCAGCTCGTTCAGCTGGTTCGCGGCCAATCTGCTGGTCATGGCCTTGACCATAGGGACAGAAACCCAATAGAACAAGGGCTACTTGCGGCCTTGCGCCAAGAGAGCTGTGAAGTATTGAACGAAGGAACGGCGAGCGCGTGGGCCTATGTCACGTTTGTCGTATTGGTTGTAAACGAACAGGAAGCCAGCCACTTCAAAGCGAGTTTCAATGCGGCTAACCATGGCGGCCAGCTGCTCAGGGGTGAACGTCTGGCGGTATTCGATGCCATGAACCAAAACAGAAACCTCGAAGAGATCCTTCTCTCCGAGGTATTCACCGTCGAGCACAATTGGCATCAACGGAATGTCTAAGACCGTAGCCAGGGTTAGACTACCGGAGGCACGGGCGGGGTCATACTGTCCAGAGCTTGCAACCGGCTGCGAACATCGGCTCCTCCTGCGTTCAAGCTGGCCATCTTCGCAATGATGCCGTCCAAGGTCGCTTGGTCCTCGGCGCTGATCGTTCCTGGGCTGTTATTAAGTCGGTCCAGCTCGCTTTTGATCCAGGTCAAGTCCCCAGTAATCCCTTCGACAGAGGTTTTAATGCCCTCCAGTTGCTCCTCCTGGGCAGCTTGATGGGCCTCGGCGGCGGTTTTGAACTTATCTAAAGCTTCTTTAACGGTTGCCATAATATTCCTTAGTTCGTTGATGTCGCTTTTGGTGGCCGGTATCAGCCGCGATAGCAGCGACCAGAGCCAGCTTTGTTTCATTTCCTGGCTACCGTGACCGCACAACCCAAAGTCCGCAAGTCATGATTTCCGGAGGAGCGGCGGTCGGTTACTGCGGCGTTCGATGTCCGTTTTGAGGCCGCTGGCATCGGTAGCGGCGGCGCGGATTTGATTGATGCGGTCGTCGAGCGCGTCGGCTTTCGCTTGGAGGGCGTCAGCCTGAGCCCGGTATATTCCTCTTGCTGCTTCAAGCTCGGCTTCCAAGGCGGCCTTCTGCTTTTGCAAGGCGTCTAGTTCTTCGACGAGTGTCATAAGCTACCATCCTCCTATCCGTTGCCTGGGTTTGGTCAACCGATTGAATGCTCCGCTAGATGCGTCCACCTGGTCATCGTAAAGGCCCTTATCGAAGAAGCGCAACTCTTCGATGAAATCTTTTGTCCAAGGTCGATTCAAGCAAAATACGTTGCCCGCCCCGACCTGCGACGCAAACTGATAAGCACGGGAAGACTTGTCCCCAGTCGGATGGCTAACATGGACGATGTAACCAGCCAGCATCTTGACCGTGTTATCTCCGGACTCCTTGCCGCCGCTCCCGCCCTCAATTTCCAGTTCGATTTCAACCTCTTTACCATCCAGCTGGGCGGTCTGTTTGATATTGGCTTCTCGATTCGTGGCCGACCATTGTCCACGCACAACATCAACGATCCAATAGCAACCGTGCTTGTCCAAACCCATCTTGACGCCAACGCTCCAGTTGCCACCGTTCTGAGTCCCGGCCTTGTCCCAGGAGCGAATGATGCGCTCCAATTTCCTGGGCGCTTCAGGGCGTAACTCGATCTTGCCGGTTTCAAAGAACCCAGCGTCCAACGGCACCGGATGCTGAAGGATCTGCCCCGCGTAACCGTAAGCCCCCAGAGTTTTCTTTTCTTCGATCAGGACAGAGCGAGGCAGCCGAACCGGATCGAACAAATCATTTTTGTAAAAAGTTGCCAGCTCTGGCGGACTGATATAAAGCACGTCTCCGTTTTTGTCTTTCAGCAGCTCACCAGGCAAGCAGATGTGTTTGATGCCGACGCCTTGATTGCGTTCAAGCCAGTCTCCAGTTGGGTCCATCTGATGCAATCGCTGCTGGATCAGGATCGTCACTGACACCTCCCTATTTACTTTTCGACTACTGAGCGTGTTCGTCATCCAATTGTTGGCCGTGAACAAATCGGCTTTGCTGAAAGCTTCCTTGGGATTGATCGGGTCATCGACAATCAGAAAGTGCCCATGGTAACCAGTGACTGCTCCCCCCACGCCAGCCGAGTAACGGAAACCCATCTTCGTATTGGTGAAGAGTCCTTTCATGTTCTCATCTTCACGGAGCTGAATACCTGGAAAGGCCCTTTGGAATTTCTCGCTCTGGACGATATCGCGAGTCTTAATCGAATCCTTGAGGGCTACATCCTTCGCGTAGCTGCCACAGATGAACCGAGCTTGCGGAAACCGCGTCCAACACCAGGCCGGGAACATCTGAGAAACTACGGACGACTTTGAAGACCCTGGAGGCAAGTTGATAATCAGATCGTAAGCTTTAGGCTCACCTCGGAAAACCCGCTCGGCCATGGACTGCACTTCATCGCACAGATATTTGATGTGCCAATTGTAGACAGGTTTTTCTGCAATGATCGTGTCCCAAAACTCCCGCACGAACTCATAGAAGCTCTCTCGTGTGATCGACGCAACGAGGTTAAACTCGTCCAGCACCATTGGACGCCCGCACCGCTTCGAGCAGTTTTTTCCTAGTCTCCAGATCCAAATTCAGGGAGTCGATATCCACCGTGGCCGCGATAGCCCCCGCGTGCTCGACCTGCATCTTTTGCGGCCGGTCCAGACCCAGCAACCGGCAGCGCCGAATCTGAATGTCCAGGATCAGCCGCTGGAAACTCGGGTCACCAACCTGGCCAACGTCTTTCTTGCCGCGCTCAGTTTCAGAGACTGGCATCAGCTGCCCGATACCATCGTTCTGGACCACGGCCATCTGCTTCGTTTTCTCGGTCTCCGTATGCTCGTTGGATTTGCTCCGCTCCCAGGCGGCCCACAGCTCGGCTTCTTGCAGGTCCAGCGTAGCCAGCGTCTGCTCGGCGGCCGTTTTCATCTGTTCCCCAAAACGGCCCCGCCAGGCCGCTCGCATCTTGTCCAGGTCCTTCTTGATCTGATCGCCGCTCAGCTTGTAATGGCGGTTCGTTTTGCCCATCAGCTGGGCAATCTTCTTGGGGTTGCGGATGCCACGAATGTATTGCTCCTCGATCCAGATGGCATCGCGGGCGATGTCGGTGGGGCTGCGTTTGTGGGCTGGCATCAGATTTGTTCTGTTGAAGTTTTTGGAGCAAGGGGACCGCGTGCCCCAGGTCTCGGTCCAGAATGCTCTTTCCTCGCCCTACTTCGCAATCCATCACACTTAAAACAGACAGGCTGCACATCTAATGGCTTATCGTAACCATTATAATGATCGTAACGATTAGCTGGCTTTCCGCAGTCAAAGCAAAGAGCATCTTTCGCTGCGGGTATCCTCCCAAGCTTGACCGCTCTTTTGACAGCTTGCCTTGCATGCACCTTCTGCGGGTATCTCTTCGCGCTTGCATGAGCATTAATGCGGCGTTTCTCAGGATCTGGAATTGGATTACCACCTCGCCACCTAGAATGGTTTGCGCCCTTGCTATGATTTCCATGTCTGCCACGACCGTCAATTTTTGGTATACCATCTGATTGTTCGCTCATATCAGTGAATCAGCATCAATGTTTGGGAACTGTTGGGGCAGATTGAGCGGTCGGTTACCGGGACGTAAAGCCGCGCTCTGTTTGTAGAAATAGGCAACGCCCTGTTCTGAGCAATGATTCCACATCAAGTGATGCCACCTTGGATCATCCTTCCTAAAATTTGGACCGCTTTCGCCGCCACTAATAACCCAATCAATGCCCGCTAGGTTTGGTCGATCTATTGTCGATCCAATTACAGCAAGAGAAGGCTCGTAGCTGACAAAACGAACCTTAGCCGGTATCTTCCGTAGGTCCATAATTCGCCAGAGTCCTTTTGGTTCCGAAACAGAAACGCCCAACCATACGTTCAGATAACCGTTGCCCCAGTCTTCAGGAAGATTTTCGGCGATACGATCAGCTCGCTTAGTGAGCAGCTGCCAATGCAGATTCGGTGTGGCTCGAATCAGTGGCCATAGCCTCGCTCGCTGCTGCGTTACCGTTTCATGGTCTTCCCACACATCCGCCATGCTAGAGCAAAAAACCAAGAGCGGATAGCCCAATCCCAATACTCCTGCGTAGCCAGCTGCCGCTTTTTTGTTCCATTTCAACGGCTGATTCCAGTAATTCTCCGAGAGAATGTCTCTGGGTTTGCCCGGCCCCCACACATCGCGGCCCATCCGCTTTGACATCGTTTCTGCGTAGCAATTAGCGCAGCCGGGATCAATCTTTGTGCAACCGATGACGATATTGAACGAAAAATCTGTCCATGCGATGTTGGTTTCGCTCATAACTCACACCCGCACAACCCGCACGCCCGCCCTGGTAGCCTTGGCCACCATGTCCTCCGTCCCCCGGTTGCCAGGAAACGCGACCACCAGATCCGGCTGCCCCAGCTTCAGCATCTCCGCGTTGCGCCGTGGCCCGGCTGACTTGCCGAACTGCTGCCAGTCCGCTGGGAACGGTTGCGTCGGGATACCGTGCTCGCTGGCCCAGGCTTCGGCCAAGGCATCGGCTCCGTCTTGGCCGCCGTGGATCAGCTTCTCGAAGGGACCGTAGCTGTCCAGGATCGCGTCCATGAAGGCTCTGAAGGTTTCGGCGTCGTTGTAGTCGCGGCCGCCACAGACGAGGATGGTCATTGGAGTTTCAGCCCCTTGCACCGCCCCGGCTTCTCGCCGCTAGGTCTGACTCCAGACGGCTTCTCACCGGTTCAGACGGCGATGCAAGAGGCATCGTTTTGGTTTTGTTAAAGTCTCGTTTCGCCTGCCGTCGTTCCCAAGCATCAGCCAGCGAAGCAGCGTAACCGTGATCCTCGCCACGAGCTACCGCGTTACGAAAGATGCTGCCCCAGGTTGCTGGAGTGCGTTTCTTTTTATTTTGGCTCAATGAAGTCCTTTCCTAGAAACTTCTTGGCATTGATATGGCCAGCGACCGCATCGTTGTAACCTTCTTCGTAATCGAGCCCAGCCCAAGAATCGAGGGCGAATGGATTTGCATGGCGGCCGTTGTACCCATCGGTCCATCCTTTTTCGTAGTTGGTTTCATCCCAATGATTCTCCGCACTCATAGCCCTTCCTTTTCCGCGAACCATTCCTCGACTTCCACTTGCACCGCGCAGAAGTCGCTCGTGTCGTATAACCCAGTTTGCGAGATGTGACTCACTACCGATTTAGGGATGAAGATCCGGTGGCCACTTTGCCGCCAGAACTCCCAAGCCTTTTCAGTTCCTGGCTTCGACATGTGGCGTCTTAGGTTGACTCTCTGCGTCATAAAAAACTGCCCACGGCGCTCGGCTCGTCTTTGCTGCGCCAAGCTGAAAACCAGCGCAGTGGCATTCGACGCTTTCAGCGCCGAGAACCGTGGGTCTCTGTTCGTTTGGTTACGAAACTATCCAGGCTCGAGGCGTCCCCCGCTTTCTCAGCTAGCGCACCTGGCTGCGCCCTCGCCCCACGACCCTAGCACGCCGTAGCCCCGCCGTCGCAGAGTCACTCGTCTCGGGAGTATGGAGGCTAAAACTTCGGACCTGACAAAATAATTCCATCTCGCAATGCAGCATCAATGATCTGCTCAATTCTAATGCTCGCAGCATATTCGGACCAACCTCCGCCGTCACGCTTCTCATTCGACAGCTCCAGCACAAGCCTGGAAGCTCGATCCCCGATACCGTTCGTGAAAAGATCGTGAACTATTTTCCCTGCCAGATACCTTGCTGCATCACTGCTCACGCCGCCACCCCCCTCGTCCTGCAGCTCGGACACACGGCCCAAGCTCGTGGCCCCCGCCACGGCACGCTGTTCGGGCTCGGCAGCCCGTTGCTCCAGGAGCCGAGGCGCTGGACGCGGCCGCAGTCGCATTGAAGCATCAGTCTAAGCGGCCCCGTAACCAGCTTCGCCCAGACACGGGCGGCGATGCTGGCTGCTAGCTCGGAAGGCTGGTAGCCAATGCCGCAAATGGTATTGACCGGTTGCCACAGAAAATCGGTGGCGATGGGGTGCTCGTGACCAGGACCGAAAGCGCGCTCGGCTTTGGTCTTCAGCAGCTCGATACCGAAATCAATCAGGCAATTGGTCTGCCGTTCGAATAGCCAGCAATGCATCTCCGGTAACTGGTTTTCGATCTTGTGGCCAATCTTGGGCAAGTTGCCGTGCGCGTCGAATACTTCGGGATACACGGAGACGCCTCCGCCAGGACCATCCATCTGCCAGAAACAGGAGCCCGCTTGCGGGATCGGGTCGTAGCCGCACTCGCGCAGAACCTCGCAGCCGCGAGCCATCCAAAGCAGCTGGAGCGGGTTCTTGCGGCCGAGCTGGTTCAGGGTGTTAGAATCCCTATAAATTCTAGTCATTGTCTCAGTATATACAGCGTCCTTTGTCATTGGTCTGGTGTTTTCGTGTGAATAATAATTAACCCACTGCGAGGACCAAGCGCGACTTTCTGCCTAGCCCGCATGTCTGGGAAAACAGCAGTCTTGAGCGAGTCTTCGGGCTCCTCTTGTAGTGGATCGAACCATTCGTAACCGAAGTTACTGGCCCATATCTTACCCTGATCGAAGGCGTAAGCGTAATCTGTGGTCCGGCTATCTTCCCAGGGCCAGGGCCAGCCTTGGCTCGGCAGCGTCGCATCATTCCTGGATTGCAAGATTTGTGCTACCAGTTCGCGAAAGCCCGACTCACTGGCAATATTGAAAACTGACTTGTCTTTGCTGATGCCATCGGGATAGCCATCAAATGCAATGCTGCCTAACCACTCAGCTTTCTCGCCGCGTCCAATATAGAAATCCGCTCGTGTGCCCATAGTTTAGTCTTTCGTTTCCTTCAAAATCAGATACAGCTTCCGGCACCCGATACCGGTCCACAGCATCGCGCAAGCCGTCGCCAGTAGCGCTATGAACGGCTGCACGGGCGGCGTGCTGAGCCAGAAGCCGATGCCAGTGAAGGCGGCTCCGAACAGGAACCAGAGGCAGGCATCGAGCCAACGGTGGGAGGCGGCTGTCACTTTGGTTGCTCCTCAAATTGACGATCCAAAGTCAGAACGCAGTGGAACACGTCAGGCGGGTTCTCGTTGTATTTTACTTGGCTGGCCTTCAACACGAGAGCCCCACCAGCTTTCAGGGCCAGGACAACCTCGTCCCCGTTACCGATGCCAGAGCCCACGCCCATTGTATCCCACGATTGCGGATGACTGTCTTTGACGAACGTCGTTAACAAAATGTCGTGTCCCCAATGCCCGTGGCGAAAGTCGTGCGTTGTCATATGATCACCCGCCCCATCTCCTTCGCCACCTTGTTCCAATAAGCCTGAGTCGCCGCCTTCTTTTGAGCCCAGCGCGGGCCAGAGTTGTGGCAACGTGCAAGGCTCTCCCAATCCCCACTCGCCCAAGCCTTGGCCGCATACCGTTTCAGATACGCTTCCACGACCTGGCGCGCATAGTCACCGTTACGGCACTGCTCATAGCTACCAGTGACGCGGGAGTCCGCGAAATACGACTTCCAAATCTGGTAACGTCCAATCGCTCGCCCACTGTCGCCGTCTGCAACCGTGTCGCGGTTACAGGATTCGACGGCACCCAAGGCCTCAAAGAATCGGTCATATTGCGCCTGAGTCGGCGCGGCCACGGCAGCCGACACATTCAGGAGCATCCATCCGATCAGCGCGAGGAGTGTCGTTCTCATGCTTAGTTATTCGGCTGTTTGGCGCATAAACTTTAGCCGTTCGACCTCATCTACCGACCACTGGCCAATCTCATCAACCAAAGCTCTTTTTGTTAGACAATCATCAAGTTCCTGTAAGGCATAAACAGCCCCTGCATAAAATGCCTGCCGTTCTGCCACGTGATTGAAGCCTGGCCTATCTTTAACGATGGCCTCCCATTTGAACCAAGCCTTTTCAATCGGTCCGCTCACGGCTTCCTCCACCGCTTCACGCAGCTAGCCGCCAGCCGGTAACCGCTCTGGGCGGCCTGGACCAGGAACAGCAGGCAGAGGGCAGCGATTAGGTATTTGAGGATGGTCATTGGTCGGGCCCAGTCGGTAAGCCTCGCGCCTTGCACCAGTCGCGATAGGAGGCCATAGGAGCCCGGAACCGCTCCAGGTTCAGCTCCCGTTCGCGTCGCTCGGCATCCAGCTTCTCTTGGATGGCGCGGTCCATGGCGGCCGACCAGGAGAGCATCACGGGGCGGCCGTTCTCGTTGCGTTCGATGTGGTAGTTGGGTGGGCCTTTCACGAACACACCTCCCGCCCGCACACCCTCGGCACCAGCATCCGCCGCCTCGCGCAACTCTGATGCAGCGGCCACGTAACGAAGATGCCCGGCTCGTGGCTGATCGTGAGCAAGAACGGTTGCGTCTGCCATTGCAACGGCTCCCCGCAGGCCGCGCAGCCGCAGCCGTGCCCATTTACGGCGTGGTAACGGAGGCCACGAGTGTCCAATACGAAATGCGTGTCTATCATGCCTTTTTCCTTTGATCAGTTCGGTTCCGTCTTTGCCCAGGAACAGTAACAGGCTGCCCGTTACGGCGTCAATTGGAGAAAACCGCTCCCCTAGTCGCAGTTACCTTTTGATCAGGCTTCCACGCGCACGATAACAAGAGAGTGAATCAGGTTATCCGTGGAGACCAGCGCGACAGGAGCCACACGGCCCCGGTCGGGGAGCGGTCTTCAAAAGTTCAGTCCACCAACATCTCACTCAAGATACGATGCTGGCCGACTGTGCGCCGAGCCTTGCGAGCTATCCGAGCAAGCAACCGTTTGTCTTGTGCAGTGAGCTTGCAGCCGAGGCCCTTGTTCAGTCTATCGACTCTCTTTTTTATCAATTTGAGGTCCTCAAAAATCTGGTCCAGTGCCTTCTGCTCAGCAGCGGTAATCTTCGGAAGCTTGGGCCATGGTTTCTTGCGCTTCTTGCTCACGCTGCCTCCTTCATTCGCGCCCGGCTCCGGTCCCATGCCGCCTTGCTCGTGCCGTGCGGGAGGCCCGCTTCGGCATCGTTCTTCCCTTCGATGTGGCCCATGACGTAATACGGCTCATGGTCTTGGTTCTGGTAACGACCGAGGCGGCCATCATGATACCCAGCATTATATTTCATGCGCTTCGCGAGAAGCCTAACGTGTATGCATTTGCTCATAAAGTTTGGTGCTGGCCCCAAAGACCCAAGGAGGTGCCGTTAGGGGAACGGCGAAAGCCTCTGAGGCCAGCATAAAATCAAAATCCATACTTAGCACGAGCCGCAGCCAAATGCTCCAGATACAGCGCCGCTTCCGGCCCATAGTTCGGAACAACGACGCCAACCGCGTCGGAATCGAAGCTCTGGATTCGCTCCAGGTCATTGGAACCGGTGACGACGTGCGCTTTGTCGGTCTCGTTGTCTATGAGGTAGTTCTTGCCGCCCAGCTCGAATAGAACAACGACGTGGCCGCCAACTCCTCCATAATGATAGCCAACCATCCGGCTCGGGATGCCCTTTTGGAACAGCACGTAATTGAGGCAAATCGCGTATTCGATACAGCCGCAGGGGACCTTTTCGCATGGGATCTTCCAGGCGGCAATTTGCTTCGGGGTTACGGCGACTGGCGCGGCGGCGCGGGCGTTAAGGTTCACGGTCAGCCAGGCGAGGATCAGTATTAGGATTGTCTTCACAGGTTTGTAATCGGCGCAGCAGTCAGATTCTTTAACGACTACCTCGGGAACAGAGCTTGAGCCTGAGCGAACCATTTATCACTCTCTTGGTATCTAGCTGCCATTTCAGCTGCTCGCGATTGGTCCCATACCTCGCTCACCACCAGGTCAAAAGTTCCAGCTCCGAGCACCGCATCCATCGCTTCCCGCAGCGGGGTGCCGGTGGCAACGAGGTTCAGGATTCGGGCGCTGATCACGGCGTCTTTGTTTGTTTCCATGCTTAGGTATCGGCTCGATGCTCAGAATATTGAATAATTTCCCCTGAGCGCAGAATCTCGCGCAGAGACTGAGATATCAGCCGCTCGGCAACTTCCTCCAGCGTGAACCCGTAACGGCCGGATTCGAGCAAGGACTCCATTAAGTTTTTCTCTGCTTGGCTGACGGCAACTTGGAGCGTGGTCCAGCGGATTTTTGTTTTGCGGCTCATGATGCATCCGGCAACAAACCTTGAGGCTCTGCGCAATCAATGACGGCATTGTCGTCTAGCAACTGGAATACATGCCAAACGAGCGGCCCGTCCTGAACCGTGCCGATGTATTTCCGCTTGTGCCGCGTATCGAAGCCCCAGCCGGTGCCAATGACCTGAAAGTAGACGGTCTTCCAAAAGTCTCGCGGCTCAGCCGGGTTGACGACCGCCCAAATAGTAGGGACCGCGCCTTGCATCTGAACCGTAAGGATCTCCGCGCCTTTGGGCATCGGGAACGAGTTGGGGTTCAGATGCTGACTCAGCGGAAACTTCCAAATAGTGCGGCCTTCAAAGACGATTTCCATAACGACTAGTCTCCAATCTGAACGAACCGAAAACACTTGTGCGGCGTATTTCCGGTCACATGGTTCTCTAGCTCGTAGTTGAGAAGCTCATGAATGTAACCGTTCATGAACCCGGCAGTGAACCGCCCCGGAGGGCTTCCGCCCGGTATCTCGGCCCAGGGGCCGCTGAAGCCGTTGCAGTATTCGATTCTCCAGGTAGCTACGAAGTCGGACCTAGGCGCGGGCGGCGTTTCCTGGGTCCAGGCGAGCGGGGCGGGTTCGGCGCTCTTGGCGTCCATCGCAGCCAGCATCAAAGCCAGAATCAATAGGAACACTTCGAGGGTGGTTAGTTTCATGGTTTTTGGTAGTAACGTTGATTGGCATCCGAATATTGGACCTGGGCAAATTTGGATAGTCTAAGAGCGAGTTGAAGGCAACGGGCTTCAGCTGGTCCGAATGTCGCCAGCCCCTTAAAAGACAGCTCCTGAAGCTTTCCATATTCACTTGCAACGGTGGTCGCTCGGTCACAGATACGACGCCACTTTCGCCATTCGATTCTGTAGGCTTCGCGGCTCTCGCGGGCAACGGTATAATCCGGCTCCGGTGAATCAAGCAAAACGTGCCCGGTGAATTTTCGCCCGTTCGACGTGTAGTAAACAGATACGAGGTTCATAGGTTGATCTCCCTTCGGATGCCAGCGATATGCCAGGCGACTTTGCCGTTCTGCACCATGCAAACCAGGTGCAACAAGATTCGGCCTCCGCTGCTTCCCGCCAACTTCGATTTGATCGCTCTCATACATAGATCATCGGTAGCAGCAGCGGAAACTTTAGCGGCTATTCATCATCATAACCGTAAGCCCAGCCACGCTCCTCTGGACTCAGGTCGTTGAAATCATCGACGCCGAAACGGCGACAGGCCGCTTCCTTGCGGGCCGCCCGCTCCTCCGGCGGCAGATCCCAGAAACCGTTGTTGCAGCGGAATGGCCTAGACTTAGATGGATCGTTGTTTGATTTCATATAGGTAAAACAAATCCCCCGAGGCATCCATGCCCCGGAGGCGGGCTCATCCGTGAGCCCAAAGTTGCCCAGCGTTCCCTGGCTTCCAGCTGCCGCATGTTGAAAAGCAGCTGGCGCTATCTACCGCTAAGCTGGAGCCCGTCCAGTTGGGCTCCGAAATCGGACCTGCTGCCTTCTGCCAACCCGTGGTCGAGTCGGAGAGCAAGTCCAAAAGTATCAAGATTGCCGACCCACCACCAGCCGCGCCAGCGCCGCCCGCTGCTCCGCTACGCACCCAGGACAAAACCCGTGGCTGCCACCGATGCTACTGACCACGGCCGACAAAACCGGCTCCGCGCACTTGCTGCACACGGTCAGCATCACACTGCCGCACTTGGCCCGCCAGTCGATCAGCTGCCGCTTAACCGCGTCCTCACGCATGATAAAGGTGGTCTCCCGCCCAGAGTGCTCCAGCTGCCATTGGCCGTCACCGATGGCTCGGTAGCGGGGACCGTCGCTGGCGTCTGGGTTTTTGCAGGTATAACTCAGCATCGGGTCCAGCACGGTTAGGTTGCGGATGGCTTCAATTCGTTCGAGGGTCATGCTCATAAATGTGTTTGTCTGTCTGAAATGTTTGGTATTATCAGCCAGTCATGGAAAGTTTCGTTCGGCACAAGCGAGCCATCATTCTTTCCGTCTTTCGATACAGCCCACCATTCACCTTTTGAGTCGTCAAAGTAACGGATTCCAATAGACAATCGAGGCTGCACCTCGCGAACGTAATACCAACCTGGGTGGGTTGGATCGGTTCGACGCGGCATCCACCAAAAAGGTTTGTCGGCATTCTCGGCTGCCGACAGCCTCTCAGCCCGTAGTTCTGGGCGATTGTTTCCGCAGTCCGGACAATCGCGGAATTCTTCTCCGGCGTAACCGTCTTGGACTTTCCCGCGTCCGTTGCAAGTTTTACATGTGGTCATTGGTCCTTTTGACTGCGCTTCCACTCATTGAACAGGAACGAATGAATGTCCGGGTTCTGCTCATTGAACCGGATCGCCGAGAATAAGCCACCCTGCTCGGCAACTTGTCTGGCGAGAATAAATCTCTGTTCGGCGCTCATCGTAATCTCGAAAGGTTTCGGTTTCATGGCTTCGCTGCCGGTCAACTAGCAGCGTCTGTGCCTAGCGGGTTTTGTTGGGGTTCTGGAGTCTGCGGCTGCGGCGGGTGTCCTGTTTCTGGGTGGACATGTCCAGTTTCTGGATTTTCATCAATGCACGCACCCCGAATCGCCTCGCGCACGGCTTGCCTGATCGTCTTGCCTTCCGAATCCTTCCAGTAACCATCATAGCAGAGACTGCCGCATGGCGCATAAACCCAAATATACCAATCCGTCTTTCGGCTCTCGCGGCTGATGTGAATCTGATGCTCCTTGTAGGTGCCCCAGTAGTTCGGCTCTTTGCCTTCGCCGCGTTGCAGCGGGATGATCGCGTAATCGTCTCTAACAATCGCCTCGCTCACGCCCAAACCTCCTCCTGCATCCGATACCGCTCCAAGGCTTCCCGCTCCAGCTCCGGCTCGTTGGCTTGCACCCATCGCTCGGCCGCTTCCCACAGCACCAGGTTGTCTTCAGCGGACCCGGCTTCCAGGTCGTCCAGGCCCACGCGCACTTCGGTGCTGCCGTGGCAGGTCTCAGAAGCGCGGATCACGTCGGCACAGAAGGCCAGCGTTACCGGTTTGGATTCGAGTTGAATCGTTCGTTCGAAATTGATGTTCCAGCTCATGCTACCCTTGATATCGGCTCAGTTTGGTTCGGACCTTAGGAGATTAACAATCGCTCGTTTGTTCCGTCAACTGCCTTCTTAGCGGCTGCGAGGATTCGCGGCGAAGTCGATGGCAGCGTTCGCATCACTCGTGTGCTGCGCGCAGGCAACCAGGGTCGTCTTCAATTCGACAGCCAGCGGAGCAACCGCTTTGGCGCGGGCCAACATCCCGTTACAAAACAGCGCCACGCAACCCAGCGCGGCGGCCAGCTTCAGGAAGTTCAAGACTTTTTCGGTTCCGGTTGTTTCGCTCAGTTTCGCATTCACGAAACCCTAATAGCTGAGCGCGTGCCAACCGTTGCGCAGCCAGGCCGTTTCCAGCTTCTAGGCACTCGGAGACACGTTCTGGACGGTCTCTGTCTCGGCCGTGGTCACTACAGATTCCTTGGTCGGCCCAGCCTGCCAAATCCTGCCCATCGTCTCATCGAAGTGTTCGTCTGCGAACCAGTCACTGTGTCCAAATTTCGGGACAGTGCGGACACTCAACCGGGAAAGTGTTGCCGGGTCCCAGTTACCGATGAGGGGACCAGACAAACCCAGCGTCCCGTAGCCCAGAAGCCGGGCCACCACGAACCAGGAAGCCATGTGCAACGGGAAGTCCTTTTTGCCTACCCAGATTTCACAGGTATGGATCAGCTTGGCTTCCATGAGGCGGCGTAGCTGCTCGCTGGCTTCCTTGGCGGGCACAGCGGGCGAAATGAGGATCAAGTGATGGATGCCGAACGGCTGCTTTTCGAGGGCGTCCAGAACCACATCGGCCCCATTCGAGTGGACTACCAAGATGCGCTCCCAGCCGTTGTAGAACGACTGGACGCGGACCAGCTTTCGAGCGCGCCTCGCTTGAGCTAGTGGACGAAGCAACGCAAGGCTCACATACTCAACCTTTTCAGCTTTATGCTCGGTGCGGGTGTGAGTGGCGGTAACAGCCCGACCGGTCCAGTTTCGGTCGTCGCCGGGCCAGGTGCGGATGCCGTTCACGAAGAAAAAGATTCGCTTCATGGGTGGCAGAGTGCCCACAAAGGCAAGGGGTTGGAACAAGAAAACAACTCAGTGCAGATTCAGGATCTTGCCACACTTCTTACAACGCCTATACCATCCTGGCCAGCCAGCTACATGTTCCATATCACCGTGCCCACGAAACGAGCACCAAAACCGCACTAAAAAGTCACGCATCGATCACCTCAAGAAACTGCCGAAAGCTCCAGACCACCGCTACCCGGTGCCCGAGCCGCTCGGCCCAGAGACGCAGGCCCAATTGCTCTGGTCGCTCTTTCTCGCCTCGGCGCTTGCACTCGATCCGGAATGTGCGGCCACCGTCGGCCAAGATCTCAAAGTCCCATTCGCCTTCCCGCCTCGTACTGGCCAGGTCGGTTCGGCTTCGGAACCAGAGCCAGCCGCGACGGTTGCACTCGCCGATGATGTCTTGGGCTAGCTTTTCTTCCAGGTCTACGGCGTCGGGGGCCAGCCGCTGGGCTTCCTGGGCTGCTTCGAAACTGTGCAGGTCCTGCGGCGTGATTCGGATGCCGCTCGCTGGCAACGGATGCCATGCTTCACGATCCTCCCGCTGCCGGGCGACGCGGGCGTTGTGCCGGTCTACCCAAGGTTGGTCAGCTCGCTGGCTCACGTTTTGATCTGCTTGGCCACCCAGTCGCGCATCCGCTCCCAGCGCGTCTCTGGGGTCATCGGTTCGTTTGTATCTGATCGGAAATCTTCGAACGGCCAGTTTTCGTCGTTCATATATTCGATCTCTTGCGCCAAGCACGGCGCAATGTCGAACAGCTTCGCCACCTGCTCCGGCTCCTCAGGATCGACTCCGGCCACTGGAATCTGGTTGGCTTTTGCAAGGGCTCCTAGCGTGCAAACCTCGCCTTCCTTTTCAAGATCATGCGCAATCAATCGCTTGTTTGGCATCGCATCTAACGCCGCCAGCAACTCCTTGAACATCGCCTGCCCACGCTTGCCTCGCGTCGCACTAGCCACCATGGCCCGCCAGCGACCGAACTGCAATTGATCGTCTACCTCATCGTTGTAACCGGATCGACTCATATCGTTTTAAAAGTATTCGTTCCGCTGGTCACCGCGATGCCGACATGGCTACTAACCACCCGTATTCCAGGGAGAATCGGCATTTGTCGCTACAACGGAACGAAAGCTTCCCGTCCCCAGAGTCATGGCGGCGCAGAACCTGCATGAATGCTCAGAAACCACGCGGATCGCTCGTCCGGGAACGGGAAATTCATGCGCTCTTCGGCAGCTTCGTTACCTTGCCAGGCCCCACCAGCTCCGGCCAATACAGTTGCCCATAACCGTCCATGAGCCCCCGCGCCTGGTGCCGTTCAACGGCGGCTTCGTGCCGAGCGGCGATGATGTGGAACCAGCCCACCTCAAAGTCATGTTTGCGCAGAAACAGCTGCGGGCGGCCCTGAGCATCGACCTGGAGCACACCTTTCTTGAGCTTTGGTGCGATATGGTGCAACTCATGGTCCAGGAGCGCGGCTTGCTCGTCCGGGTTCGCCTTAGCCCACCAGTCGCCGTCCAGGGCAACCTCCGCGTCACCTCGGCCCATGACTCGGTCTTTGGGTGGCAGCTTGCGCGTCAGCCCAAGACATTTCATTCCATTCTTGGTCAGAGCGTCGTTTAGCGGCTCACCGGTTTCTTCGTCCCGGTCACAGAAGGCGAACACGTAATCGATCTTCACTTTGGCATCCAGCACGGGTTTGTGCGTCTCGAATTTGCAGAGTAGATCGTTGGCTAGTTCCCGCAACTTGTCGTTTCCACGTTCGAAAAATGGCATAGGTTTTTAGGGGTTGCTCGGCGATTCCAAGCGACGATTGCGCTCTGTTTATCGGCCAAGATTTGAAAGGTAGTTGCTGAACAGTTCGTGCATGTAACCAGCACGGTTGCTCTGCCGCCAATCTTGGCAGGCGCACCACAGAACGGACATGGGAGTAGCTCAGTCATTAGGATGCAGTTTGACTCACGATTCGCCCTTGTCCGTTGCAATTGGCACAGGGCTGCTCGCCGACCTTCCCGCGCCCGTCACAGAGCTGGCAGGTTTCGTCCCGGACGATGATCGTTTCCGCTTGAGCCGCCGTCTGAGCTTCGGCTTGCTCCCGCGTCATGTTGCCGTGGAACTCCGCGATGGCTGCGCGCTCTTCCATCCGGTAACGGTTGTCTGGGTTCAGGTGGCTCACGATGCGGACAAATTCGTTTAGTTTCATGGGGTCGGCTCCGGTTCCAACGGCAAGACGCGCAAGGAAAGATTCAGCCCCGTCCCAAACCCAATGGCTTTGAAGATCGTGGATACATGCTCGAGGATCAGCTCCCACAGCTCCGGCTCCTCCGTGCGCAGATCGAAGCTCAGATCGATCCCGGCTTTGGTCACCCCAACCGTGCCCGTGCCGTCGTCCAACGCCTTCAGCAGGTCCAGGACGAGCCGCGTCACCCTATCCTGTGCCTCGGCAGGCTCGAACATGTAGCTCGGCCCCATTGGCTGCGTAACCGGTGGCTGGTAGCGAGGGAGCAGCATCCGCAGCTTGGCGCGAACTCCCAGGGCCTTCACAACCTCCAGGAGCGCGTCATACCGTTTCCCGCCAGTCCCCAGAATCCGGCCCATGTCCGACTCGTGGCACTGGACGTGGATCGACCAGCCGCCGTCGAACGGGTCGAGGGTGACGAACAGGAACTCGCGCCGCTTGGCCAGCTCGCACAGGATGCGTTCCACCAGGTTGCGGATGGCTTCGGCAGCTGGGGGCGGGGCTAGGCGGGGCGATTGGTTGCGGGTTTCGGGGCGGTTCTCGCTGCGGGCTTCCTTGCGCATTCTCGGATCAGTTCGGTTGCTGCGGGGCAGTGTCGGGCACATGGGGCGAGGGGTCAAGCGAATCATCACAATTGAGACCAGGATTCAACGCCTGCAAGATCGACGATATCACTGCCACGCAAAAGACGGTCACTAATTCGCGCATCAAACTTCGCGGTCCAATCCACAGGCCCATAGTTCGTCGTAATCATAGTGAACTTATCCTCACGTCGCGTCAGAATTTGGCAAAGCTTGGCCGTTACTTGACCCCAAGGATCGTGCTCAGCCCCAATGTCGTCGATGAACGCAATATCAGCGGCCATCAAGGACTCGAACAAGTTGAATCCATTCTCTTTAATCTCGTCTGCTACCCTCGACCAAAGGACTCGTTCGACGGAAACCGTCCCCTCGTCAATGCGCTTGATCCAGTCTCCGTTTTCGAACAGCTGGAATTGAACCGCGTTCATGAATCGCCATGCACCCATAAGCGAGTGCGTTTTCCCGATACCAGTAGGTCCGGCCAAAACGAGCAGTGGCTGGTTACGTTGGTTGCGGCAGGCTCGGCTGCACCATTGCTCCGTGGCCGTCGCTGCTTCCTGAACCTTGGGGTGCCACGCTGACAGGGCTAACCACTTGCGTTGCCACGGGGTTGCAAGGTCGATTCGCGGCCTGTCGTCTAGCGGCGAGTCGTTCAACGGTGGCTGCGGTTTTGGCAGACTGGTTTGGGTCCGCATACTGGCCAAGCGCTCTAGAGTTTCCTCCAAGGTTTCCTGAATTGGTTTTTGATGTGGGTCGTCGATCATAAGTTTCAATTCTAGATTTCCAGCCTGACAGGGCGGTGTGCCAATTCCGCATTGCGTTCCGACCGACCTTCCAGCCGTTCGATTCGTAATAGCAGTGGAATTTAAACGCCTCAGGTTCCGGCAATGAGATCTCCTTAGCCATACGCTTCACCTCTTCCAACGTCGGCGGCTGAAACCTTCCCCCTTTGGATTCCCCCTTCGGGGAGGGAACAGAAGCAGAAGCAGAAGCAGAAGGGGATTCTTTACTTTCGCTAACACTGTTAACGGTTTGTTTACTGGCCCGATAATCCCTCATGTAATCACGCATGTATTCGCGCCTATCCTCCTCAGACTGGCGTGCTCGATACTTTTGATAATTCACAACCATCCATCCCCCTGGGGCCTTAACGACTCGTCGCCCTTCCAGCTCCGGTTGATCGTCCAGGTCCTTCGAATGTGGATCGGGGGCCATCAGGATTTCAAGCGCGGGCCTCGTCTCCTCGATTGTCAGGTTAGCCGCACGAGCTAATCCAGGCAATGCAGCTTCAAAGAACCCAGTCGCATCCGCTTTGGCTAACAGCGTAATAAACAGAAGCCGAACGTCTTTTGGGCAGGACCAGAGCGAAGAATCCGTGATAGATGAAAAGAGTTTTGCGTGTGCCATGCAAACAAACGTAAACACGTGTTAACTCAATTTAACAGTGCAAAAAGTCAGAACTTGCCCACAACTTATTCACTGGATTTCCCCTACCCCAAAGTCCAGCTACCGCCCCAGCCGCCCAGCTGGCAGACTCAGGGGCACCAGAGGCCGTTGCCAGGCGCGCTACTAACCGTGGGGGGTCGTGGGCCGCCTTGCGCGGCCTCTGGATTCGGGGAGGCTAGTTGCTGCGGGCGGCGCGGCGGGCAAGGAAGCCCTTTGCTTCCTGAACCATGACGGCAAAGGCGGGCGACGATTCCTTTTCGAGAACCCATTGCAGGGCATGCACGATGTTGACGGCCATCACTTGGCCATCTGAGTTGGCTTCCATGTCGGCTGCGGCGCAGGTCATAGCGCGGAGCAGGTCCCGGATTTCAGGCTCGGTTCTCATGGTTTTGGTTCCTGGAAGGTCGCGTTTAGATCGGATAATAATGATTCAAATCTACCGGTGCCGTCCCCGATCACCCATTGAAACGCGCCGATAAATAAACCTAGCCTATTGACTGTTTCGTGATCGTTTTCCTCGCAGGCCAAATGGCTTAAGTGGGCGAGTTGTTCCATCGCAGCCCGGATCTCGGCTTCGGTTTTCATTTGGCGCGTTTAATTGACCTTCTCCAGGCTGCTTTCAAGTTGTCGGCAATGATCCGCTCGTAACCCATTTTTAATTGCTTGGCGGTCACGTTCGGCAACAGAGGTAAATGCTTTTTCTTTCGCCGCCTGTTCTCCTTAGCAATCAGCGAGCGGATTGTGGCAACCTCTTTCCTGGAAGGCTTTTGTGTCATAACTCCCCCAAAAACTGACTCGGTTCCAGCTCGCTCGGCCGCCGCTGCCACTCCGCAGTGCGGCCGTAGCGAGGCGCGGAGAGGAACACGGCTTCGCGGGCGCGAGTGAGGCAAACGTATAAAAGTCGTCGATTTTCCTCAGTCTCTTCGGGCTTGGCGTTCCAAACGTCGGCAGTCAGACCAGCCACGAAAATCCAGTCAGCTTCGCCGCCCTTAGCCTTGTGCGCGGTCTGGCAGACAATTCGTGCGTCTGGCTGTCCAACCGTCCCGACGCCCTCCAGGGCTAAGCCAAGCTCGGCAACCGGTATCCCTGGCTGGCTGGCCACGATGCGCTGGAGCAGTTCGCAGGAGGCCCGAGAGAAGAATCGAGCCGCCGTTGTTGCCACGTCGCCATAGAACTGCCGCTGAAACTCAGGTTGCTGGCTACAAAGCCGATGCCAAATAGATGTCATCGCTTCTGCCGATGATTGTCGCCAGGAATTCGCCTCAGCCCTACTCCGCGTCTGGCACAGGAACCGGTAGGCGAGCCAATCGTTATCCGGCTGCCCCAGGAAGGCTACGAACTGGCGCACCGCTTCCCAATCAGGGGGCAGGTCCGGCTGCAACCGTTCCTGGAGCTGGATACCGGCAGCGCGGAGGGCGTCGGAAAGCTGGCGCACTTGGAAGTTTGTGCGGGCTAGGATCATGGCGGTTTTGTCGGGGGGCATGCGCTTAAGATAATCGACAATGAATTGGGTTTGTGTCGCCTCGTCAGCGCGTGAAAATTCCATAACGTATGAAGCGTGGCCACTGGCCGCCTTGATCTCCTTTGGCACCCGCGCCTTGTTGTGGCTGATCAGCCGGTTGGCCGCGTCACAGATCACTTGGCCGCACCGATAGTTATCGCCCAGGATGTGGGTCTCCCAGGAGGGGTTGCGCGATAGCCCCAGGATACCTTGGATGGAGCCGCCCGCGAAGCTCATGATACTCTGGTCTGGATCTCCGACCGCGAACTTGCTGAGTGTCGGTAAGAGAAGCAGAATCTGGTGAACCAAAATTGAGCAGTCTTGGTATTCGTCAATCAAAAGCGTATGGCAGACGGGCGTCTTGGTTGCCGCCAGCCGCTCAGCCAGCAGAAATCCAAAGTGCAAAATCGCGTCGAAGCTCAGCATCCCGTCGCGGAGCAGACGGGAGTGGAATTCAAAGTTGACCAATCTGGCAGGATCGGACATGTCGCCTCTATTGAATCCGGCCAAAACCGCTTCATTCTTAATCGAATTCGAAACCCGCGTTGCACTCAGCTTCGCCACCTTGCCCCCGAACCCGGCCTGCACCTCGGCCAGCAACTCTTCCGCTTGGGTGGCCGTCAGAACCGTGAGCCGCTTCGGGAGCCCCAGGAGCGCGGGGCCATGCTCGCGCAAGAGGCGGAGAATCCAGCTATGGATCGTTCCAACATGACCAAGCGTCAGGTCCGGCAGCCGTTGCTTCAGCACCAGAGCCGCTTGATTCGTGAAAGTGATGGCCACGATCTGCGCTGGGTCCATGGCGCTGGCTACTTGGTGGCGGATGCGGGCGCAAAGCGTTTTGGACTTGCCCGACCCGGCGCCTGCGATGCAGAGCACGTTTTTTGCGGCGGTTTCGGCGGCGGCGCGCTGGGCGGCGGATAGGGTGTCGGTGCTCATCTCTTTGTTATCGGCAGACTAACCGAGTTGCTTACGGTTCCCGACGCCTTCGACGGGCCGGTTCAGGTTGATCTGGCGGCCAGCCTGCTCGCCGGAGGCGACGACGCTATGGTTACGAATCGAAACGCGACTGGTGCCACTCGACCGTGTATTTGGATGCAACTTGCGCATCGCTTTGGCCAGCGCGACATCCTTATTGCGAACGGCCAGCGCGTAACTGTTCATTGCAGCATGGCCTCTGGCTGCCTGTTCCTGCGCAAGAATCCGATCCTTGTTCTTCTTCAGCTTCTGACTCAAGCCACGATACAAACCATAGAAGTAGTCACCTCGCGAATTGACAGCGAGGCCCTCAGCTCGTTGATGCATCTTCCAGAGGCGCGGAAACTCGACCATGAGAAACTCGTAGACGTAGCGCGCCATTTGAACATCTTCGCGTGTGCCAATCCAAAAAAGGACCGTCGCGGCTTTGACGGCCTTAACCGGCCAGAACTGGAGCACGATTGCGCCAGCAAATTTCCCGTGCGTAGTTCGCCGATAATCCGCTTGCTCTTGGATGATCTCCGAAGCATCCGGCTCCTTCGAATCAACGCCTGAAATATCGATCCCGTGCCTTAGTGCAAGCTCCTGGGCGCGCTCCATGGCCAGCTGCGATTCGTGCTGGTTGCTAGACGACGTGAGCCGGAGCAACTTCTTGATCTTGTCCAGAACGGATTCTTTTTCACTCATGGCTAGGTTATCGGCTGGGTTCCTCTGCGGCTTTAGCCTCGATCCCGAACCCTCGCAGGATGGCCCGCGCCTGAGCCAGGAGACAGCAGCGGCGGCAGTTGTCGTGGCGGCCGTCGGCGTGGGGGCGGGTTGCAAAAGTGGAAGCGTGAAGGTCGGCGCACCTGCATAGATGCCTTGCAGCTTCCTCGTAGTTCTCTTGGGCTTTGCCGATGGCTTTTTGTTCGGTAGTGGTCATCGCTTCCCATCCGGTTTCGGCAGCAACAGCTCCGCAGCCAGGGCCACGGTTACGAGGAGGGCGGCGAGGAGCGGGGTCATTGAATCACCTGCTTGGTTATTATCTTTTCACCGTTGGCCAGCGTGACGCCTCGGGCGAAGCCACTGAGGTAATCGTCAAGGTTCGCGTCGATCTCGAAGTAGCCCTGCCAGGACGTGTCCTCCGGCGTTTCAACGAACCGGGCAAAATTGGATGCCTCGACGATCAGAAGACTCCGAGTGCTCGCCTGCCAGCTGCGATAGATGATGAACTTTTTTATCATGTTTCTATCATCGGTCGAACAGCCAGAAACTTGAGCCAAACTTCACGCCTTGCTCCAATACCGCCCCCACCCAATCCGTTCGATGCCGCCCCCGTGCTTCTGGGCATAGCAGATGGAGGAGCTGATGTTCAGGCGGCTGGTCTTGCAGGCGGCCGCCAGCTCCTTGAGCGAGAGCCCGGCTTTGCCTGCGGCTTTCAGGGTGGCCTTGATGCGGTTGATAAGCGAACCGGACTTGCCGGGCTTGTAGTGTCCGTTCCTGTCCGGTTTCGTCCGATTTCCTCCGATCTTTCCGCTTGACATGAGGCCGTTACTGCGACTGCCGCCGAACGTTTCCAGCTGCCGGTTCAGGGCAGCCAGCCGGTCCAGGTAACGTTGCTTGCGGCGGATCAGGGGCTCGATGCGTTTTAGGTCGCGCAGGGTTAGTTGGGTCATCATTGGTTTGTATCAGTTTGGTTTTTCGTTTTCTCTTTTTGGAGATCCATAAACTTGCCGTTCAGCCGGGCTGCTGCTTGGCCACTGCTCATGCCGCGACTATCTCCGAAGCCGCAGTTCCCACACTCCGCACCAAAGTCTAAGGCATAGGGAGTCACTCGGACTTTGTTCGAGCCGCATCTTGGACACGCTGCGAACTTTTCCATGACATAGGTCGGCGAATGACCAAAAACACCAAGATCAGGATCTGGCTCAGGTGCAACCTGTGGCTGCGGCTCTCGATTTGCCACGAACGCGAGCAGCTTTTTCCAAAAACTCACGACGCCACCTCAATCACCTTGAGCCCCACATACGGCGGCAGCCCCTGCACCTTGACCGGCTCCAGCCACATTTCTTTATTCGAATCGCAGAGAATCGCTTGATCAATTTTGCCCGCCGCTACCAGCTCACAGAGCCGCTGCACCACGGTTGCCCGAGTCACGGGGTCCATCACACCCAACTCATCTAGGAGAACGAGCCGGATCGGTGACTGAGCGGCCAGAGCCACGCTCAAGCCTACATATGCCAAGGCACGTCTCGTACCCGAGAAAGTAGCGTGACTAACCCAGCCCTCCCGAAAGCCTTGGACACCATCAGCCCAGTAACCAAAGTCTCCAAGGTCTGCCCGATACTCCAGCTCGCCTGGGAGAATCCCACGAAGGAACATATTCGCGCCTTCCATCAGTTCCCCCACCGCCACCCCCACTAACCGCTCCTGGTGCCCCTGCACCGCTGCGACCGCCAGATCCAGGACCAGCTTCTTGGCTTCCAGCTTCCCGCGCTCCTTCTGGGCGGCGGCTACGGTCGCTTCGGCGGCTTTGACCTTGAGCCAGTTCTTTTGTTTGGTCTCCAGCTGCGTCAGGTAGCCCCGCGCCGTGAGCACCTTGGCCTGTAAAGCGTCCATTGCCTCATTGCTGAGCGCCGCAGGCAGTGAATCGAGCAACGCTCGCTCCTGGCCTTCCAGGGCTGCGCGGGCGGCCTTGGCTTTGGACTCGGCTTCGGCGCGTTCGGTGGCGGCTTTGGTTTCGGCGGCTTGCCGTTCGGCAGCGAGCCGAGCCTGTTCCACTTTGGCGGCTTCGGCGGCCGTCTTTTGCTTCTGCGCTTCCAGTTCGGCGGCGGCGGCCTTTTGGTTGAGCAACTGTTTGACTTCGATTTGATCGGCCAGGTCATTGAGCGTCTTCCGGAATGTGGCCAGCCGCAGCTCTTCGTTCTGGATCGTTTTGAGGAGCATGGCCTCGGATTCGCGCGAGTCTTTGATGGTTTGGGCGACTTTGAGGGCGGCGGCTTCGGCGAGTATCTGTTCGTCTGAGAGTTTCTTGAGCCACGGTTCTTGCCAGCCATCTGCTTTCGTTTGGCAAGTTGGGCAACGGTTCATGTGCTCAACCTCTTCGACCTTTTCCACAACTGCTTTAATTGCGCCAGCCAGCCGGTGCGCTTCCAGTTCGCCCGTGCGGATCGATTCTCGGAGCAAAGCCAGGTCAGTTGTGCGGGCGGCCAATGTCTTGGTAACGGCGTCGAACTGTTGCTGAGCGGTGGCTAGTTCAGCGCGCAGCTGCTTAATCTCGGTTTCGTAGGTAGACATGCTTTCCTTTTATCGGCGGTATAGAGCTTTGAGTTGAGCCATGAATCCAGGCGGGCTCGTTTTGACAAAATTCAAATGAGTCAAAACCAGTTCATCGAAGTCCATTCCCATTTCCTGACATTGCTCCTGAATGGCTTGCTCAATTATTTCAACCGTCGTGTCAGCAGCCTCAGCGATGGCCGCGATGCTTTTTTGTCGTTCCAATTCATCCATAGAAACCTCCGTTCAGGAAACCTTCGGCAACGCCCGCTCCAACATCCCCCGCACCGCTGCTAGCTTCGCTTCCGCCGTGGCTCGCACCTGTCGCCCGTCCTCGGCCCGTTGCAGTTCCAACTCTAAAGCCGCCAAAGCTTCCCGGTGGGCGGCCAGCTCGGTTTCCACATTCTCCACCAAGCCAGCGCCACGGGCCGCCCGTAACTGGGCTTCGGCGGTAACGAGGCCGCCGAAATCTTTGATCGATGCGCGAGCCGCTTTCAGTTGCTCCCCCAGCTCTTTAAGCAGGAGCGCAATCCAATCTTGAAGCGATGCCTGCTCCGCTTGGGCTTGGTCCCACGCCACTGTTGCCTCATCGACAACCGCCTTGATGGCTTCCTCGTGATACTCTGTGCTCGTTTCCAAGAGCATGCTACGGAGTGATGCCAGAATCTTTTCGTGGCCTTCGTTCGCGTCGATGGCGCATAGACTGAAAATCAGGTTCAGTCGCTCGGCTTCCGTCATCGCGAAATATTTGCCCAAGTTGAACAACATTTCCGGCATCTGGAAGTTTTCACAGTCGGGTGAATCCAAGGCTTCAATCTTTTCGCCGTCGCTCGTGAAGGATCGCATCAATTCGCGGCCGTCATCCAATTGAACGCCGCAAGTCATTTTGGAGCCTCGCGCTAGCTTGAACGTCCCTTGGTTGCCGTGGCCTTTGAGAGTCGGGTGACGGCCGAGCAACGCAACGGCAATGGCATCCATGACGCAACTTTTGCCTGCTTCGGACTTGCCGACGAAAACTGTTACGGCGTCCAAGTCGTGTTTGAAGTGCGGAAGTTTTAGGCCGGTGGCGGCCACGGTTTTGATTCTCATAATCAGCTCAGTTCGGATCTTCTCTATCGGCAGACTCGGCTCAGGACTTTACCAGCGGTTCAAAAGACGGCCTTTCCCCGCTCCCCTCCAGAAACCCGCTCACGATCCCGGCCGCCTGCATCCGCTCCCACATATCCGGAGTCAGCTCCTGCCAGACCAGCCGCTGCCGCCAGTGACTGGCTCTAGGATACCGCACAAACAGCTTCGGGTGGCCGGGCGGAGGGTAGCCGGTGGTCACTTGGAGGCCAGCGGCGCGGAGGAGGGAAGCGGTGGGGATCATGATTCCTCTTTGGCTTACCAGCGCGCTTCCGCCACGGCATCCCGCAGCTCGGCTTGATGCTCCTTTTGCAGCTGCTTCAGCTCATCGCGCAAGTCAGCGCATGCGTCGTCTTGAATTTCTTTGATAATGACTAAAAGATCGTTCTCGGTAACACACGGGCGCGACTTCATATCGAGAAACCAATATTGTGCAGACTTCATTGCGGCTCCGTGGTCGGCATGTTCTGAGTCTGGCCGCGTCGCACCAGATCCAAATACAAGCTGGTTTTCATCCCCTGCAACTCCTCTTCCCGGAGCGTCTCCGTTGTCTTCCGGTGCCAGACCCGTTGAATCACGCGGCTCTTTTCCAAGGCTACAAGCATCAGGTGCGCGTGCTGGTTGGCGATGGCATCGGTCTCCGCAGGATTCGGCTGCCTCGGCGGCGGCATGACCGGCTCCTTGAGTCCTTCAGCTAACGGCACATTGGCCGCCTGCCTCGGGTTCACGGGCTCTGGTTGCGGAGTCTCCTGGGGACGCGGCGGCGGGTTGGTGGCCGCTGTGGGCGCACTGTGCTGTGCTGTGCTGTGCTGTGCTGTGTTCTGCGGCGCGGTAGCGTGGCCGTTATTGGGCTGCTGCTGGACCGGTGCGGCAACGTCCTGGATAAACTCGATGGCGGCCTTGTCCCGGTCCCCACTCGCTTGGATGATCATGATCCGGTTCCGTTGGTTGCTGAAGAACTCCGCGCATCGGTCATTCTCGATCTTGTAAAGCCGTTCCTTGCCGTCGATCTCCAGGTAAACCACAGGCGGCTTTTCTGGGTTGCCGCGAAATAGCGGAGAACGTTTGGTGTCAGGATACTTGGAAGCTCGGACATCGCTCCTAACGGTAACCATGACCTTACCCATTGCTACCAATGCCGAATGCCATAGACTCTCTGCGCTGCTGCTGGTGTTGCTCATAACCATAAAAACTTTCCCTTGTAATCAGTTCGGACTTTCAAGAACTATATCGGCCACCCAAGTCAAAAAGTAAAGGTGGTTTCGAACCTTTCTTAGCCGCCTCCGGACATTCGAAACTGCCCTTCCGTTGCCAGCGCGTGCGCAGGCAAACCACCAACGCAAATCAAGAAAACTGGTGAACCTTGGACAATAGCTTTCAAATCCTGAGCATCCGGTTTCCAAGCAACAACTATTGCCTCAGCCCCATCCAAAGACCCCATCAGAATCTTTCCTACAAACGCAGGAACAATCTGCACTTGCTCGACTGTATAACCGGGCGGCGGGCCAAAATGCGTATTTGCCTCTGGAAAATTAACGGGGCTCATGATTAAACCAAACTTTTCTGATAAGCTGGGCAGGCACGTAAAACTTCAATACGGTCCTGACTGGCCCTTCCGATTTCCGCTTTAAGCCTGCGCATCACTTCCCGAATCTCGGCCGTCTGGAAGTCATCAGGAGCACGGCCCCAATCGCCTGGCAAAGCTATCAGCCTGGCTTCCCGCGCCAAGGCAATATTACAATGCACCCACTGATGACACGTCCGGCACAAAGGCGCCCAGAATCGTTTATCGAGTAGCAACGTCCCGACTCGGCCACGCACATGATGGTTGCAGGTTGCTTTGACAGGGTGCGGAGCTTGCGGGCAACGGATGCAGTGCTTCCCATAGATCCAGATTCGCACCTGCAACCGGTAATAGGCCATGAGCCTCTCATAAGTCCGGGACCTGTTCCGAATCGGTTTCCTGCTACGCTTTAATGGCGTGCGACGGCGAATCGGCTTCCTGGGTTTCCTAAATTTTGGCGGCGGGTTCAACATTTGAAGTATATCGGCCAACTACGAGAAAAAGTAAGGCAGAATCATGGAACCACGATAACCGTCACGCGGCTCGCACTAATCCCGTCCTTGAAAGTCTGCGCCTTGACCATCTCGCCTCGCTCAACCTGAAACGGTATCGCATACAACTGGCTCGGCGGCCCATTCGTCGGCTCCTCGCCGCCAAGCGCATACCAGATGGCTCCGCCAGCCGTTGCCGTCTCCAGGCTCAGGCTCCGCGCCTGTGTCCAGGTCGGCGCATCTGCCGTGGCCGCGCCAGTCAGATACCGGTTGCGCAGGTAACCCTCGACGACGGCCCGCTCTGCTTCTTCCAGGACCCGATCATAAACAAGCAGCTCAGCCAGTTGCCCGGACCAGAACGTATTATTGCCGTAACCACGGCCCAACGTCGCAACATCGGAAACGGCTACCACCATAGGCGACCGGCTGCCTTCCACGCGCACAAGCTTCCCGTCGATGTAAAGCCGGTCCACGCGGCCATCCTTGATGGCTGTGGTCATGGTCAGCACGGGTCCGATTGGCTCCGGCCGCGCCGAAGTCATCTGGAACCCGTCCCCGAACCCGAAGCTGATGAAGTTCTGGAAGACCGCCAAGCTCGCTCCTGGCTGGCTGGTGGTCGATGGCCAGTAAATAACCGCTCGCTCCGGCCCAGCGTTGCCCGGCCCTTGGTAAATCGAATTGGCACTGACTGCGATGACCGTGAGCCCAGTGGCGTTCAGAATCGGCAGGGGCAAGGCCATGAAATCATTGATCCCATCAAAGAAAACAGTCGCTGCGGTATTTGTCCCGCGCCTGGGCATCATGAACCCGGTCCCCTGCCCAGCGTCTCGGGCGTTGCCGCTTTGATCCCGCCAGCGCGTAATGCCTTCCCCAGCCAACTCGATGCCCGCGTCCCCGCGCAGCCACAGTTGCAACCGGTGAATCGGCAGTGTAGCGGGGCCAGAAACTGTATAGGTAATCTCGGCGCTCGGCTGGCCAACACCCGCCTCGTTCTGAGCAGCCACGACAAAGTAATAGGTCTGACTTGCTTCCAAGCCATCGACCGTCGCTGTTGTTACATTGCCGAGTTGATTGGTTGTGTCATAGAGGCCGGGAGCTTTGCCTTGGCGCAGTTCGTAGCCAGTAACGGTTTCTGGGTTGGGGTCCCAGGCGAGGGAAACAGTAGCGGCAGCTAACAGGATCGGAAGCAGGTGCATCTTCATTCGCTTTCTTTGCGGGTCTGGCCCGAGTTATGAATCTTGATATCGAGATTTTGTTTTTCATTCCAGCGCCGAAGAACATCGGCCGTAAATTTCTCAAGACCGCCCTCGACAAAGACGTTTTTGGTCTGCGCTGTTTCGATCATGTGCGAGAGCAATCCAGGAAGCCAAGTAATGGGGGCATCGGCAATCATGTCTTTGAATGATTGATAGCTGCCGTCGTATTTGATTGCTTCTTCGGGCATCAAAGCTCTCGCGTATCAATGTGCCACGCGATTAAAAACGAGATTGCCTTGCGCGCAGACCAGCCAGCCTTCGGCATCAAAATGCGGCCCAGAATCATCGGATCACCTCTAGACAATCGATTGCGTTCTGGAGAGAATCCTAGCTCATCAAAGAACTTGTTCTGCATCGCTGCGGTAGTCAGATCCATGATGTGGGGTCGAGCCATTTCAACCGGGAAATCAATCTCAGTGTCCCACGAATGCGGGTAAGTCGCTTCGACGGTGTTGGTCGTTCCATCGCGATTTTTCTCCACTATCGTTGTCTCCCCTGTAAAAGGAAATGGATTGACCCAATCGCCTTCACCTTCCGGCAATGATTGACCTGCATGTTCAAACCGGCCACCTACTGTCGCTTTGCCCTTTGGCCTGCCAGCAACCCGAACCGCGAACACGTCGCAAGGAAAGTTCGGGACGATACAGAGCCCGTGTTCCAGCGCGCTGCGCATCTTGCCGTAAAACTCCATTGATTTCTGAAGTCTGCGCGCCATTCGTTGAAACGGTTCGATCTTCCACTTGTGTTTCCTCGCGTGCTCAAGATCCGATTCAATCTTGGCTTTCTCTTCTGCGAGCGATGTGATCTTGGCCCCGCACCAAGCAATGAGTTTGCTCTGGCTCTGGACCATCTCCTGCGGCGTAGACGCGGTTACTTCTAATGATTTCATAATCAGCTCAGTTCGGTTTTACAGATCAAAATGGAAGATCATCATTGTTCTGCGGATCGCCCGCCTTGCCGCCCTTAGCGGCTCCAGCCATGGCTCGCGGCGGCGGCATGCTCGGTGGCAGATTCGGCTGCGCTGCCGGTGGCGGCGGGGCCGGTCCAGGCTCCGCATCCGGCTCCTTGCCGCCAACAAACTGGAAGGAATCCACGACAACCGAGAGCTTGCTGCGGTTCTGGCCGCTGGCCTTGTCAGTCCAGGATTCCATGCGGAGACGGCCCACCAGAAAGATGGGTTTCCCTTTGGAGAACCATTGATTGATGTTCTCGGCGGTTTTGCCAAACGCGGTGAAGTCAACAAACGTCACATCATCTTTTTGCTCGCCACCTTCAGTCTTCACCTTGCGGTTGATGGCCAGCCCGCCCGCGCAGATGGCCATGCCTTTGGGAGTCCAGCGCAGCTCCGGATCACGAGTCAGGTTGCCTGCGATAGTGACATGGTTATAGTTCATCCTTTGATCAACGGCCCCATGATCTTCCAACCGAGAATCACCAGCATCCCAGCCAGGGCAGCGAAGGGCACCCAAGCGGCTACGGTGATGGCACCGAACACGCAGAAACACCAGAAGGCTAACAACACGCAGTAAATTATGATGAGAGGCATAATGTTTCCTTTTTAGTTTTTACTCATGATCAGTATCCACGTCACCGGCTGCAAAACCAAAGCAAGAACGCCAGGAACAGAACGAACAGTGCTCCCGGCAGCAGATAGCCGTTTACAACCCGTTCCAGCCGGGGCCGGTTCGGGAAGCGCACTTCCCAGGAGCGTGGGTCGATCTGGATCATTTCTCCTCCAGTGGCGGCGGAACCTCGCTCGGCAACACGCGCCGGTAAAACCGCATCGGCCCAAAATCATGGCTCGCTTGCGGCCCCTCGTAACGAACCTGATCCCGGAGCAGCTGCTGCACCGAAGCCCCGTTGCCAGGCTCGCGGCGGCCGGTATCAGTCCATGGCCCGGCCAGCTCGGTTGCTTCCAGGATAGCCCACAGCTGCGGCTCAGCCAGCGCGGCAGCGTATTCCTCATCGGGTATCTCGACCTTCCACCAGCCGGGAGCGTTCGTTAGCTCGGTCCAGACTGCTCCAGGTGTGTCAATGAACAAATCCTCGTTTTGATGCGCGGCCATTTTCTCCACGACGCTGACCGCGTTACTCAGAGCCGCGTCGTGCGCGTCCTGGATGCGTTGCCCGGCTGCCAAGGCTTTGCGCGCCACGTAGAGCGAGCCGCAGATCGTAGCCAGTCCCAATCCAACAAGGAGAAGCAAGCCGATGATGGTTACCCCAAGTCGAGTTTGAATTCGAATGATCATAAGTCGAGAATGGTTACCTGAAACGCTTCGATTCGGATTCGGACATCCTTTCGGTCGTAAACCCACAGCCCATGCTCGCGGTGAGGATCGCATTCAATGCCAAGGATAAATTCACCATTCCCAACCGATGCAATATCGATCCAGTTACCTGCTGTATAATTGTCCGGTGAACCGACACCTCGGCCCGCTGAAAGTCCTGGAGCAAACCAGCTGTGATTTTCACGAGCGAACGAAACAAGCGCGAAAAGATCCCAATTCATGAGCCGCGCATCTCGGTAAACAGCCAGTAGCTCCGTTCGGTTGGTGTCCAGGAGCGAGAATTTAAAGAAATCGTGAACCACAGGAATCGCATCGCCGTAAACCGGATCAGGAATGACCGACTCAGCTGCGAAGTTCAAGTTGCCCGCGCCAATGTTCACGAGCACAACATTAAACTTAAGCAACCGCTCACCCGGCCCATCCGCCAAAATCGTCATGCTTTGATCATCGAACTGATGCGGCTCTAACCCAGCGAGCCCATAAATGTTGTTGTCCACGTTTGTATCCGTCACCAATACGTTCCGGTAACCTTCATCTCCCAGCACGATCCTGATTCGTGGCTGTTGTGGTGGCAGCCGGACGCGGAGCCGGGGCATTACTGCGAGGCTAGTCACGGTAAGTAGCAGCAAACAAAGGAATGTGATTCTGCGCATAGGTTCAAGGTCTCGGTAGCAGATACCAGATCAGAACCAGCGAGCCCAGATACAGGCTCAGCGTCAGCAACAGTGTCGCCTCGTTTGCCCGAAGCCAGGCATCGAAGCGGGGCCAGCGGGGGAAACGGACCTCGCGGCCTTGGATGGTTACGAGCGGGGGTTTCATGGTTTCGTTGTAGACCTGTCGCTCTCTTGGTGCAATCCGCATTTTGGGCATAAGGTGTCGATAACTTTGGTGCCGTCCAGCGTCCTCAGATTCTTGTTCACCGGCAACCAGCGGCCTGGCTCCAGTTCCCATTTCTTGCAGCTGGTGCAACGGAAGACGGTGGGGCGGCCGACTTTCTTCGATTCTTCAGTCATGTTTCTCTAATGGCAGCAAATCGCCTTCGGCTTCCGGCTTAGCATCAGCCAAGTTGCGCACAGCCTGCTTGAAGTATGAGTCTTTTAACTCAACTCCGATCCCTTTGCGCCCGTTAATAACTGCACCAAAAACTTCGCTGCCTACACCCATGAACGGCGTGAAAACGATCTCCCCAGGATTGGTCCAAAGCACGCAAGCCCGCTCGATAACATCCAGTTGAAGGGGGTGAACATGCTTCTCATCCTCCGGGTCTTTGCTCTCCCGGTAGGGCAGGACTCTCTCGATGCGCACATCATCCCAAAAGGCACTGGCGTATTGTCGCCAAATCCAATGCGAAAAACGGTTCTCGGTTTGTTTGCCGGTATGCCCGCGCCATTGGTGAAGCTCGTGGGGCACCTTGCGCTCGCCTGCGTAACGGTGCAGGCCGGTCGGGTGCGTCACTGGAATCGTGTTAACTCCTTTCTTTCGGAACATAAGCAGGTAATCGGCGGCGGCCACGTCGCACAAAGAAGAGTCCTCCACAACTTGACGATGCGCCAGGCCCTTTGCCATGGTCCGATTTCTGACTCCCAGCGGCTCTTTCCAAACGTGATACCGGGCGCAGTAATTGAAGCCGAATTGCTCATGCAAACGGATGATATCCCCAGGGAAGTCGATCAACCCGCCCCCCAGGTTCGCGCCAGAGCGCGGGATGTCCATGCAATGAACCGCTGTGATTCTACCGGGCTTGGTCAGCCGTGCGATGTGTTCCACCACGAATTTGTAATGCTTAAAAAACTCTTCGTAGTTTCGGCAGTTGGACAGGTCACGGACAGAACTTGAATAGCTGAACAAACCCACGAAAGGCGGACTGTAAATTGACATGTCAACTTTCCCATCCGGCAGATCGGCCATAATGTCGATACAGTCGCCGTGATACAGCGCGTAATTATCGGTTAAAACATGATCACTCATAGCCAGCCTGGGACAGTTCCTTTCTTCAATTTATCGATTCGTCGCACATTCAAGCCTTCGTTCATCAAGGCCACCAGCTGAGCAGACATCTCGGCAGCAGCAGCCGCTTTCCGGTTCAGGTTCTGTAACACGCCTCGCTCGCCTTCCGATGTTACCATATCCACTCGCACTGGATTCTTTTGGCCGAATCTCCAACAACGGCGGATGGCTTGATACCATTGCTCGAAGCTGTGCGATGGGAAAAATGTTTCGTGAGCGCAGTGCTGCCAGTTTAACCCATACCCTGAAAGGATGGGCTTGCTAATGACTTTGGAAATCTCGCCTTTGGCAAAAGCAAGATACGTTTCCTCTTTGAAATCGTCACTGTCATGACCATCCACCTCGACGGCATCCGGTATCAGTTTCTCTAGTAACTTGCCTTCGTCGTTCAAATGGCACCAAGCGACCGCAGGCCGGTCATGCTGGAGCAACTCCGCAACCATCTCACAACGCTCAACAATCGTTCGCCTTCGTTCCTCCCGTTGCTCGTGTAGATCCATGGCTGGCATGTCAAACAGCCAGCCCGCTCGCCGAGTGCGTGCGCTGACCACGTGCTCAACGGTTCGAAGCTCCGGCAAGGCAAAGTCTCCATCCTCAAAACCAAGATCGGACGGCTTCCGGACCGCCCGCGCCCAGCTGCACACCCATCGCCAAAAGTCGCGCTCGGCATGCCCTCTGAAGGCCCAGACTCCAGCCCGATATTCATCGGAGCGCGTGCTGGTGGCCTGTTTCTTCTTGAAGAACTTAGAGAGCATATCCTGAAAACCAAGCTCGCCTAACGCTTCGCTCGATGTGCCCAATTCGATGTAATCGTTTGGTGCAGCCGTAGCTGTCCAAAGACTTCGATACGGCACTTTGCGCATGAAGTCGGTCACTTGCGCTTTGATCGCCCCGTCGAAGTTTTTAAGGATTCCAGATTCATCGCACACGACGCCTGCAAGATCATCGGAAGAAAAGTGATGAAGCTTTTGATAATTTGTGACTGTAATTTGGCTCGGCATCTTGCCATCGCGGGATTGACTGCATTCAATCCCGAACTTTTGCCCCTCCATGACAGTCTGATGCGCCACGGCCAGCGGAGTCAAAACCAAGACTCGTTTCCCGGTTTTGCGGGCCACATTCTCAGCCCAGCAAAGTTGAAGCAAAGTCTTCCCAAGTCCACAATCTGCGAATACGCCCGCCCTGCCCTTACGAATCGCCCACTCAACAAGATTTCGCTGGAACGGAAATAGAGAATCAGGAAGCCATAGAGGTTCAAAACCAGAGTCAGCGCCTTGCTGGGTCTTAGCGTCAAGAAATTGGTTATAGAGTCCAGCTACTGTCATTTCTTTCCCTTGTAATCGGCTCGGTTCGGTCTAACGCCGGACACTGTAGCACCTCGCCGCAACTCGTCTAGCGGAAAATTACGGCACCCACCCCGACGTAGCCGGTATCTCGCCTTCCTCGCTCACGTTCGTTGATATCTCCTGGCCCCAGACATCAAAGCAAGCCACCCGCCAAAAGTAAGGCCCGTGCTCCCCAAACGAATCCAGCGGCACCGAAACAATCAGCTCCTCGATCAGCCCCGCGAACCCTACCGCAGAATCGCACTCGTGCAGATACGGCGTCGCAACTTCCGGGTCAAAACCGCTCACCGGTTCCAGCCACACGGAGATACAAATTAGATCCTCCTCAGCTGGGTTGCTCCAGGTGAGCTTGTATTCCATGTCGGTAGCGTCGGAGTCCTGCGGCGTAGCCAGGACGCTGAGCGCCGTAGGCGGCGACGGTATCGGGTTGTCGATCTCCAGCTCTGTCGCGGTCCCGTCTGCGTCCGAGAACTTCGGCGTGACGCTCACCAGCATGTGCCGATTGACATTTCCATCGGCAAGCGCGTCGTCTAGATCATAGGTAAAGGTGCGGTCGGCTGTGCTCAGAATGTTGGTTGTCCGCTTCAGCACCGGAAAGGTTGGGCTCGAATTGTCATAGACGCGCACGTCATAACTCTCGGCGTTGAGCAGCTCCAACCATTCAATTGTCCAGTCAATGTCATTGTCGAAATCATCGATTAGATCCAAGCCCGCCAGGTTCCCGATGCTGACCACAGCTTCAGCCCATGGCCCCTGTCCAATGCCGACGCCAGCCACCCGCACGTAGAGGGTGCCCGGCCGCACTTGCCATTCGAGGCTGGTCCTGTCCGTGGTCCCAACGTTGTCCCAGTTCTCACCGTCCTGGCTGTATTGAACGATGTAATAGTCCGCTCCAAAGGCCGCGCTCCAGGAAGCCAGAACAGAAAGGACACTTGTGTTAAGCTGAGTCAGCTCCAGGTTCATTACCTCAGGCAAATCCGGAGTCACCGGCACACTGTCCTCGTTTTGGAACGATGGCGCACTCAATCCATCGAAGCTATGGACGCGGGAATCTTCGTTCACGGCTGTAATCCGCATGATCTCCCGGTCCTGCGGTTCGACTTTAACCACCCGACAATATTTGTTGATCTGGCCGCTCGTTCCGAAGATGAACAGCATGGGCTCAGTCGTGCCCGTCTCCAAGAAGTCGATCAGGATGCCTGTAACCGTGATACGAATCTGCTTCGGGTCTTCGGTCTCAAACGCTTCGTAAGGTCCAAGCACCTCGCCCAGATGGTTCCTGAGCATCACAACCGAAGTTTCGTTGGACTCAAACTCGACCGGCTCAGAGAGCCATAGATGAAAGTCCCCGTTCGACTCCGATTCCCCGTGAACAACGTAACCATTAGCAGCCCACCGTGGCACGTCATGCGCGACAATGATCAAGTCTCCGAAGGTCGGAATGTAACCTTCCATCCCTGTGCTAAAGCTGATGTTCTCCCGCTGATACGTCCTGACCGCTCGGATGTAGAGGCCCTCATGGTAAGCGTGGTCCCGGTCCTGGACGCCTGGCAGCCGGATGTCCTCCGGAGTATCAGTGTCGCCGCCCGGCAGCGTGGCAACAACAGGCACCTCTTTGTAACCGGCATCCGGCTCGATGTAAGAGACGCGGGCCGAGTCATATTCGTCCAGGTCCCATAGCTTCACGTCCCAGGAGAAACTGCCTTCGATGATGTTCTCCTTTCCGAACATCGCCACGGGCGTGTCCAGCTGCCCGTCTCGCTTCATCGAGATCAGAGACCCAACAATCAGAGGGATAGCTCGCCCAGCCCGCGCAATGACCCTGGCTGCTTCCCAAACGGTTATCGGGTCCCTGAAAATCCAATCGAAATGCTCGTTGCGCTCCTCGTACAGAGCCTCTAACTCATAGAGCATGTCCCAGTCATAAAACCGATCTTCGGTAATGCGCGCCCCATACTGCGCTCGGAACACGTCCACCAAGGCCCAAACAATAGAACGTGTGGCCACGTAAGGAGTCGTGAACCCGTCGCTCTGATGCATCTGAAGCTTGCGGGTGCAAACGACGTTGAACCGTTGCTGTGTCCGTTCGTTCAGGTTGTTCGTGGCGCGGATCTTGACGGCCAGGAGCGTCACGTCTCCGAAAGCTTGATCATCCAAGATAAAGGATCTGAGCCCTTCCCATTCCACTTGGTTGCCGAACCGGTGGCCGTCTTGGCGCGTGTTCGTGCGGCGAACGCGAACCTCGTAACGAGCGGGCGAAGTCGGCTGCGAGTAGGTTCTGCGCTGCGGCGTGGTGGTTCGACCAGTAACCGTGATCGGTCCGCCGAAGATATCGGCAAACAGTGTCAACGGCAATCCATCATCGTCAATCTCGCGCGCCTGCGCTTGGACAATGACTGTCTGAGAGGAAAGGCCGCCGTCGTTGTTCGAGTAGTAAAGGCCCTTAGGGAAAACTAAATCGATCTGAATTGCGTTGGACTGGCTGCCGCTCGGTGCAGCCGCAAAAGGACCCACGTATCCATCGCCGCTGTAATCATCATCGTTCGGCGCGAATAGCTCCTGGCCACCCGCTTCCGGTGCCGTGTAGACGTTCGTTGGAAACAGGGTTACGTCGTCGCCCGGCTCGACAACTTCATACTCCACCTCTTGAAAAAGATTGATGTCGGTATCCCCAATCTGAACGGTCTCGATCTCGTAAAACCCTTGCCCGATGCAAAATAGCGAATACTGGAACTGATCGTTGCCCTCATACTGAAAGTAGGGGCGAGAGGCATAGGATGGGTAGATGCGATTCCGGCCGTAGGGACACTCGATGGGCTCACTGATTCGAATTGCGTTCGCCTGTCCCTTGCTCGTGAAGACCGGATCAGAAGCTGGTTGCTCCCCAGGCGTCTCCGGCTGCGGTGTGCCCAGGAACAGAGTCACAGCAACAGAAGCCAGTGCCAACACGATGGAAATGATCAGGAGCGGAACGGTCCCAGGAACCGCCACGAAGTTGATCACGTCATTAGGTTGAATCGTGTAGGTCGGCCAATCTTTACGGAGCAACCCCGCTCCATTGACGACGCAAATTGTCGGAGTCTCAAACTCAACAAAGCCAGCGAAGCGAAAGCTTAACCATTGGCTGATGGTCTGCCCCGGTTGAACCGTATGCCGCTTGATATCGGTCAGCGGCTTGAACGGGTTGGGCGTTTCTATGATGTAGGCCATAACCAATGCCGAAAGTAGGCGATTCGTTTGATGCCGCGAAGCTTTAAACGACGAAGGCTCTCAACAAAGACTTGCTCTCCGTCCATAGCGTGAAGGATCGAAAGACCGCCATTCACGCGCACGCACACACCCACATGATGAAAGGCCGTTCGCTGCGACATAGCCACGGCGTAGCCTTCCTTTGGATGCTGCCTCTCGGCCCATTGTTCCCGCGCTGCCGAATCAATTTCACGAATGATGCAAGCCGCCGATGCTTCCGAAATTCCTGGCATCAGCGGCAGCTCAATTCCGAACTGGTGCAAGTAAACGTGCCAGAGAAGGCCCCAGCAATCGTAAGCTTCCGGCCCGGTCGCTCCGTGCCGATACGGTTTCCCGACGTAGGCCGTCGCCCAATGCCAATGCATCAGCCCAGGCTCGGAAACCGGGAGCGCAGATACAGATCGCTCGGGAACTTTTTGTTTACTAGATCCTGAAAGGTGCATTTTCCAACAACTTGAAACGTGGTGATCTGAACATCCTTAAGATAGAGAATTAGCGGCGGGTCCATGGCCGGGGCCGAAAGGTTATCGCTCATGTATGGCCGGTAAACCACTTCTACCGGGACGACCGATTGGCGAGCCGTTTCGATGAAGTCCGAAGCAACTCGGTTGATATTGTCCACCGCTACCGTGAGCGATTTGAACCCGTCCTCATCCGAGGGCGGCAGGGTGAACTGAAACCCACACGCTTGGAAGGTGTGCTCGTCGCCGTCCTCATCGAAAGCATTGATGCCAGTGCGAGTCTGTGAAATAAAGATAGCAGTTTGGACTCCGGTCTGCCGGATCTCCAACGTGTTGATAACGGTCTTGGTCGTTGGACAAATCGCGTAAGCTTCGCGAATCGCATCTGAGAGCGACGTGTTCATGCGTAGATGGCGTAATACATCTCCGAGACGTGAAGCTTTGAGGAGGATCGGTCCCAGCCGATGCAGATTGCGTTTAAGAATCCAGCTACAGCTTCCGTGACGGCCAAAGTCGTGCTGTGCGGGCTCTGGCTCATCGTGCCTCCCACAGCACTGGTAAAGGTTGAATTTTCGAGAGACGAGATCAAAACCGTTTCAGAAATGTCCGCTGGAGCCGCCGCGAACAATCCGCACCTCAGCGTAAAGTTAGGGCTGCCCTTTTCAATCTCAACCATCGTCACTTGCCGAGCCGTCGTTGGAGCCGCAGAAATCCTGTGCCCTTGACTGGTCCCGGCCATGGTAATGGATGCACCGATCTTTTTACCCAAGAGTTGAGAACTCATTGCGTAAGCAACCGGTGTCGGAGCCGCGATGCGACTGAAGTCGGTTGAAGCGGAAATGAACCCAACGAAATGACTGCATGCGGCATTCAACGGGCCGTTGGTAAGCCCAACCGCCGGCGAAGCCAGCATCCCCAAGTAAAGACGCGGCGTGCCCGTGATGTCCCCCGACGTATCATCCAATGCCATTCGCGCCGCGATGCGTAGCCGGGTCCAGCTCGTGCCAGCTGAAATGGTAGCTGCCCAATGCGCGTTGCCCAAAAGAAGCCTTTTGTCTGCCGTCCCGATAGTTACTGTTTCAATGACTGTGCTCATATCAAGGCCCGTCTCCTGCAAAGGTATCTATCACTCCGTTTTCATCCAACTCTTGAGAAGCTGGCACGTAAGCGCCCAGGGCCTCATCTTCAAAGGTTTCGCCATATCCAGCGAACCCTGTATCAGCTGTGCCAAAAAACATCAGCACCAAATTGGAACCTATTGAAGGCGATCCTGCAAACAAAGCTCCTACTGGGAACGCATCAAAATCCTCCCCACCCTGGAAACCAAACTCGCCTCCGCCGTGTCGAATGGAGGTAAGATAAGAGCCTTCTGTGTCGAAGACTTCATCCGAATAATTGCCCACGTCGTAACACTCGAAAGTAGTTCCCCCTCCGATCCCATCGCTGACCTCTGGAAAGATGTCCACCTCACAGAGGCTCCTGGGCGGCGGTTCCGGGAACGGTTCCAGCTGCTCCTCCTCGATGATGACTGTGGCCGTTACTTTGAAAACTCCGTCCGTGTAAGTGAACTGGTAGCCAGCCTCAAAAAAGGCGTAGTCGATAATGGATAGCTGGCCAGAGTCGTCTGGGTCCAGCATCTGAATCCGGAACGCTTCCGCGCCGTTGTCCAGTGCGTCTTGGAAAAACGTTTTGAAGGCGTCAAACTCGTCTTGGGTAAAGTTCCATTCAAAGTCGTAAACAGTGAAGAAATCCGGAAAGTATCTACGCACGCGCACGCGCTTGCTTTCCATCCGGTGAATCTCGTGCCGGGGTCGATACTCCCGCGCTGGAGCCATGAGCGGCAGCGGCAAATCAGCTGGCCAGTAGATGGGTGCGCTCGCCATAGCTATTCCAAAAGCCGAAAGTGAGCCGTGTCATCCAAGAGGCGCTTGAATATCGTGTCATCCAAGAGGCGCACGATCCCGGCAACTGTGACGATGGGTGCTTTATCGTCCACGGTAGCGAGGCTCAGGACCTGAACCCGAGCCGTCACTTCGTAAATCTCGTGGTCCGTGTCCTCAATAGACAGCTCTGAAACCATCTTGACCAGCCAAGTGTTCAGCTCCGAGATTTTCGGGTAACGCAGTTCAATGGCGAACACAGCCGCTCCCACGCCTAGGTTGTCCTCCCAAAACTCTTTGAACTCGGTGAATTGTTCCGGGGTGAACTTCCAGACGATTCCAATTGTGGCAAAAGTTTGAGTCTGTCTGCTCCTGCGTTTGATGACGGCCGCATCATCGGGCGAGAACAGCGTTGCTACATCAGCACCGCCGCTGAAGTCGATGTAAGGAAGCGGGAGGGTAGCTGGCCACTCGTTGGTAACGTTGACGGCCCGTGACATGGTTACCGGCCCGCTCGTTTCAGACCGAAGCTGGATTGCATGGACCGGTTCACGTCCCCGGTGCCTTGGCGGATGTCCGAGGCGATGCTGTTCTTGGTGCGGGCAATGATGATCTCGACCGTTTTCTCGTCGCCGTTGTCGGTTGTGCGGACTTCGGCTTGCGCATCAGTGAAATTGTTCACCACGATATTGACCTTGCCGCCGAGCCGGTCGTTGGGTGTGATGTTGCCTGCAGAGCCTGGGCTGAACAGCTCCGGGCCGCGCTCGCCAACCAGAAACGCTTTGCCAGGCATCACCGGGCCACCCGCGGCTCGACCTCCGGCGAACTCTAATTGCACGGCTTGGATCGAGGAAACGATTGTTGAGGTAGCAGCGGCCACTTGAGCCATACCAATGATCCCCGCAGGGAAACCGAGACTCGCGGCCTTGGATAAGCCCTGCGCGATACTGATTGTAGCGTCGGCGATGGCGAAGGCTTTGCTGGCCGCAAACATTGCCTTGAACACTCCGGATTGACGGGCACCGAAGCTCTCGGTGATATTGGCCAAGGACTCAAATGTCTGGCTAGCTGCATCGAGTTGGATTCTGGCCTGTGCCATTTGAAGCGCCCTTAGCCGGTCGTTATACTCTTGGATGGCTTTGAGTTTTTCGGCTTGCACTTCTTGGGTTAGCTCAACTTCGGCATTCCCTACAGCCTCCAATTCAGCGAGGTTATCCTTCATGCGCTGAATCTCCTCCTGGAAACCTTTTTGAAGCTCAACGTCTGGGTTAGCAATCGCAGCATTGGCGGCTTGGCCACGCGCCCTTTTTGCATCTGCCGGGGATTGGATGCCCAGCTCTCTGTCCCTAGCTCGCATCGCGTCAATGGATGTCATCGCAATGTCTGACATCTGTTTGATCTGGTCCGCAGTATCAGATACCACAGCAGTCACTTCTTGGGTAACGCCTCTCACCGCGTCACGAACGGCTTTAGGGACAACCTCAGCAGTTTTGAATGCTCCCTTTTCCAAATCAGCCCAAAGCTCTTTCTGGGCTCCTTCAACCGTAGTCATCCATTGATCCATGGTCTGCCCACCAACCGTGAAATTGATATCAATGGGTTCAAGCAGTTCACCGCCGAAATGGGCTCTGACCTTGTTGGCCATGCCGATTAGCTTGTTGATGAATCCAACGGCCTCCTTGATGCCAGCAATGATGTCATTGGTTACGCCGAGGATCACGATCCCCACCGTCCGCATGAAGTTCATCAGGCCGTTGAAAACAAAGGCAGCCGCTTTAGCAACTCCAACAAAGGCAGCGCCGACAGCCTCCATGTTGCTTTTGATCGTCGAGCTAGCCTCGTCATTGCTCTTCAAGAAATCTTTTATCGTCTGCGTGAGTGCAACAAGCGTCGGAGTTAATCCTTCGCCAACGGAGAGAAGTAGCTCATTGACATTATTCTTGAGATTCGTAAGACGATCAGAAAATGAAGTCATCACCTTGTCCGAGACATCCTTCGTAGTGCCGCCTGCCCCTCTCAAGGCTGTCTCATAATCTCGAATCTGCTGCGACATTCCGATCAAAGATTGAATCGATTTCAAACTCCTGTCGCTGAACCCGAGAAGTAAAAGGTTAGCCTTCTGTTGCTGCGGGGTCATCGTTCCAAGAGCCGCCTCAAGCTGGCCGATAATATCCGCCAGATTGTTCATTTTACCGCCAGCATCAGAAACCTCGATACCGAAGTGAGCAAATTCTTCCCGATTTTTGATGGCCTTGGTCTGCAAATCCCGCATCACAATTGAAAACTGAGTCCCAGCTTCAGCGCCCTTTATATTCTGAGAAGCCAAAGCAGCCAGAACAGCAACGCCTTCTTCCAGGTCCTTGTGCGCCAATCGCAGCGCGGCGGCGGGTCCGTTTGTCAACGCTTCCGCAAAGTCCTCGGTCGTCCCACTGGCAATGATGTTTGCCTTGGTCAACACATCCGAAACCCGCGTCATGTTGAGCATGTTTTGCTCGGCATCCTTCGAACGCAAACCGAGCGCAGTTGTGGAATCGGCTAACAACGTGGTTGCTTTTTCCAAGCCGAATTTTCCAGCAATAGAAAACTTGGTAACAGTCGCTAAAGCCACCTGGGATTCTTTGGCGTCGAATCCAGCAGAGGCCAAGAACTGGTAGGCTTCAGCTAATTCCTTCGCGCTCTTGGTGGTATCAGTCGCGAGGACACGAGCGGTAGTTTCCAACTCCTTACGCATCTCCGCGCTCACATCGCCCATGATGGATACAGAATCCGTCATTGCCTTATCGAACTGAGCGAACGCACGAACTCCAGCTCCTGCAATTCCAGCAAACGCAGTCGCAAGACCGGCACCAAGCAAGCCTGCCTGCCTTAGCATTTTCTGGCTGCTGGAAATGACCGCAAACTCGGCCTCAGCCATCCCGTGCAACAAGGAGATTGCGTCGGCCGTCAAACGGATGCCCAGCGTGCCGAGAAGTGCTGTTTGTGCTACAGGCATATCATTTCTTTGCCGGTTTCAATCCTACCGCGTTCAGCCAAATCGATTTACTCCGTTCGCAATTTCCTTCCTTGCCGTTCTCGAATTTGAGGAGCAGGTCTTTCACTTTGATGCGATTCGGATGCTTCACATTGCCACGCCGTGTCTCCGCTGCTATCTGAGCAAGGTAGTAATCTTGCTTGGTTTCACGACGCTCTTCCCAATCCAGGAACTGCAACCAGCCAAGGAACTCAGTCGCTGTGATACGCTCACGCAATTCACCAATCGTGAGCTTTAGATGAGAGGCAACCCTGAACCAAGCCAGCCTCTCACCCGTCATCCGTTTTTTGGCGTTTCTCCGCCCGGCACTATCTTGTGCATCTCATTGGCTTCGGTGTATAGAAAATGCACGGAGGAAGCTGGCCAGGATTGAATCTCTGAGAGCGGGATAAGCTTGTCGCTTGCTACGTCGTAAAGACACCGGCAAAGCAGGTCGGCCTCCATCTCATCGAACTTGATGATACCATTGTCGGCATCCATCCTGCCCCTAAGCCCATCCATATGCTTGTCCCGAACGGCCGCTGTCATCTCGCGCAGTTCAACCATCCGATGCGTGCCACCTGGCAAGTTGAGCTTGTAGGTCTCCCGTTTGCATTCGAGCGTGATTTCTTTCATTCAGCTCCCCGATTACGCCGAAACAGCATCAGGCTCCAGATACGCAGGCGACACTTCCGCACCCGCCGTGTTGCGCAGACTCGGTTGAATCGTGAGGGTAGCTGTCGGCTGCTCCCCTTCCACGTTGGCCCCCGGCACGAACTCCTCGATCCAGCCCCAGAAATGAATCGTGGACCCATCCGGCATCGTTACGATAATCGGCTGATTGACTCCCACCTGCTGATAGAGCAGTTCAATGGCATCTGTCGCATATGCAACGGTAGCCGTGATCTGCGGCATGGTGCGCAGAGCCTTCGGGGCCATGGTGCGCCAAGCCGTGTTTCGCATCGTGGTCGTGTCAATAGGACCGTTAGCCGAGATGCCGGGCGGGTTTACCTCTTTCTCGAACAGTTTGATGTTCGGGAGATTTTCGAATGTGATGAATGTTGCGAACCCGTCATCGAGACGGAGCTGGTTAGCGGCTGGCATGGTGTGTCCTTTTTGTTAAATGGTGGCTGGTTTTTCGGCTTCAAAGGATGCGCTGCGGTTGGGCGCGCCGTTGTCTTTTTCGCGGTCTTTCTCGGCGTCAAGCATGGCGCGGTAAGCTGGAGCCTTGAAGAGCGGGATCATGGTCTCGTGAGTCTTGAGCCATTCCTTGAACGTGTTCCAGTCCGACTCGTCCAGCTCGATGGGCTTCCCTTTGTTGAGAGCCAAGGCCCAGTCGTAGTGCTTGAGCACGTCGCCCTTGGGTGATTGGACTAGGAAGTTTGCTATGAACCTCCCAACGGTCTCGGGCTCCTTGCTTTCCTTGCTCTTCATGGTGTAGGGCTCGCCATCGAGATTCAGGCACGGGAAGTTCAGGTCTAGGATGCGTTTCATCGTTTGCAGTTCTAATTGGTCTGGTTGCGATTAGCTAGTTTCATTTACGCGGCGGAATCGGTTACCAATGAAGCTCCAGTCTCGCCCGCTTTGCGGCGTGTGATGAAATTAGCTCGAATCTGCTGCCGTTCCGGTTGTGTGAACCAGTTTTCAAACTCCTGCGGGCTGGACGCCTGCTGGACATAGCTCGCGTGCGTATTGGTAACGCCTTGGAGCAGGATACCGAGGTAGCTGGCTTTCTTTTCGGCGTTGGTGCTGTTGGGCCACAGAGCCAGCGGGGTACCGGGGGGCACGAGGGCGGCGCGGCGGGCGTTCTCGGCGGTGATCAATGTATTGGCGGCGGTGATCGCGAAGTCGGCAGCCAAAATCTCTAGCTGGTCCGCGACCCCCGTATAGGTAAGTGCGCTAAAGACTACCATAAAATCCTTTTGTTTTTCATCGCTAAGGCACCTCGATTAAGATGTAAGAGTAGACGCTCGTATCAAGAACGTTGTCGCTTGTCAGGGTGAAGCTTGTCCCGGCACTGACGGTGTAGGTCACTGCAAATCCAATCGTTCCTCCCGCAGTCTTTCGCGTGACAAACACTCTTGTGTTCGCCGTCACGGTCGTGTTGCTAACCGTAACAGTTCCTCCAACCAAAGTTGCATCGCCAGCACGCTGATTTGTGCCACTAGCAACAGCTAAGCGCACCGCAGTCGCGATGGTGAGGTCCGTCGTATTCAACGTTAGCCTCGTCGCCAATGCTCGCTCCGTTGAGGCCGATGCGCCTGGCGCGCTCACTTGAAAAAGGTGCGAGCCTCCCGTCCCAGAGCCCGTACCAGCTCCAGAGTGCCAAATAACATTCTGCCCGTTGATGTCCGCTCCAACCGACGGCCCCGTGCCCACCTGCAAGATACGCGGCAGCCCGCTCAATGCACTGGCCCCCGTGCCGCCAGCTTCGGTGCGGAGAAGCGTGTTGCCTGCTTGGGTCGTAATGGTGAAGCGGCGGTAATCGACCGGAGAAGCGAGGCCATCTGTAGTCTCGTAGAAGTTGGAGACGGTGGCGGTGGTCGAGTTGTTGACGCAGAGATTGGAGCAGGGGGTCAGGGACGGGCCTAGGCCGACTCGGGCTTGCTGATCGAGAGTCATTCGATCCGTAAGCACTCCACCGCTCGTGCTGGTAGATAAGATCATCACGCCTGGGATCTGATTGGTTGCTATCGTTCCAGTCGTCTTAACACGAACCCCGGCAGCATTCCTGTATGTGGTGCCATCATGCCCCTGCCAAAAAAAACCGCCAAGCTCATCGCCTGTGAAAATCGTAGTTCGATTCCCAGCCCCCACACTCCCACGAGCCTTTTGAAATACAATGTCTGCACCATCAATGGTATCGCATGCTTGCTCGTATAAAAATTGTGCGGCCCCTGAAACACTACTAGCAACATGCAGAATCCCATCTGGCGAGTCTGTCCCTATTCCGACACCCATCGTTCCACTACCCAGAATAGTCATTCGGGCTCCGCCAGCCGTCCCAAATTGCAGTGGCTGAGCCCCAACGGTAGTTATTACGCCCGCATTAACCAAACCACCGCCAATCAAACCTCCGTTGGACGTGGTCCTGGCCTTGCCTACCAAAAACCTACCGTTTGAATTCTTAAACTCGATATATGATATTCCAGCCGTGGATGTTTCAATCAATGCACTTGTCACGGTTGTGGTGGTATAAATATCCAGATTTACCGTAGCCGCTCTTCCAATTCCCAATCCGGTAGAATCTAACCGCATCGCTTCCACCGCACCCAAGCTCCACGCAATCGTGCTGGCTGCCGGATACCAAATGCCCGTAGTCGTATCGTTCCGGTTGACCCAGCTCGGCAATAGCGCCGTCCCTACTGGCCCTCCGATCTGATTACCACCAATCACAAGATGTGGTGACTCCGTCCCGCTCACGAAAGTATTGATCGTCGTCGTTGCGCTCCGCGTCGCATGCGTTGCATTTGTCCAAGCCGTGGTCCAACGCGCCGCTCGCGTGCTGGCCGTTGTCGTTGAATCAATATTCCAGTCAAAATGGATGCCCATTCCAGCGGCTGGAGTCCCTGAGCTGAGGTTATGCGTGAGAGCCGCTACAATCACCGAGGAAACTGTGTTCGTATCCGAGACGGCGAAGCCATGTCCTATTGAGCTGGTCGTCAGGAAACTGGCCCGGCCTGCCAGGACCAGCCGCCCATCCTTGCGCAGATTCAGCATCGTGGCCGAGTTGTATTGGATGTCCAGCAGCATGGACGCGGTTGCGGCAGCCGAATCGGTAACGTTCAGCTTCCAGCCCGTGAACGTAGTCGCCACATTATTCCAAGTGACGCTCGCGTCGATAGCCGGGTGATCTGCGGTAATGGTCCCCTGAGTAATTGCCACCGTGCCGCTGGAGTTGACTGCAACAACCGTCGTAGGCGTCGTGGATCCGAAAACCGTCGTCGTCACCTTGAATGAACCCGTGCCCTTGATCCGCGCTTCAACTTGCCCTGGCGTCGTGGCGTGTGAGTCCCCAAACACTTCCAGGTAAGCACCGCTCGCCTTGGCTGTGCCGCCCACCATCGAAACGCTGCGGCTGTTGGCATCAACTCTGACCGTATCGCCGCCCTCAAGAACGATGTGACCCGCGTCCGAGAAGGTCATCAGGTCCTTGAACATCTGATGCATTGAGATGTTCTGATTCCGCCTCCCAAGCTCCGCGTCCAGGTTGTAGACCTCGAACAAGTCTCCTGCCCAGTTCAGCAGCTCAGCTGACCCGAATGGGTCCAGCTCACTTATCCCTAAGGATGTTGTGTAGGCAGCCATTTATTTTAGAGCGCGTAACGGTCCACAAAGTAAGCATCAATATCAGCTATTTCGCCAGCAGTCACATCCCGTGCATAGAAAAGGAACTCTGCTATGTCACCAATGAGAGGAAACACGAACGGCGGCCGATCCCCCATAAGCGATGTCACCATCGATCCGACAATGCCACTGATGCCTTGCGACTGAACTCCATTGGCAACCCCGTTCAAATAATAATTCGTGTTGCCGCTGCCCCGTGTGGGCACCCGCACTCCGATCCGGTTCCAAGCTCCCGCAGTCAATCCGGTGGTAGATGCGACACTTGGATTTCCATCTGAAAAAACCTGCTTGCCAGTTGAGCTGTCAAGATACCATTGCACGAAACCTCCGCCCGTATCGCCTTCGAAAAGGACAATCGCATTTGCGAAGTTCGTTGGCCTTAACACTGCGAACAACGAAAACGCCTGATTGGTTGGCGGCAACAATGCGGCACTGCTCGGAATCGTCAGCAACTGATTCGTCGTGCGCGGGAAATGCAAGACAGGATGCCCATTAAGGACATTCGTGTTATAGGTTGGTTGCTGAGCGGCACTAGCCTGAACAGCCTCATAGCCGTTCCCACTTTTATCGTTCCATTGATCGACCAGCCCACCATTAACAGCTTGAACCCCTAACAGCGTAACGCCGAAGTCCGCCCGATACCAAACACCAGGAGCAGGGGGTTCCAGCTCCGGAACAGGATCGACAGAATCGGTAGTTACTTGGGCGTATGTTACCACGGCGTTGATCGTAAAATAGTGACGGCGCTGACCGTCTTGCTCATCGACCCCGACCGGGATGATTAACCCGCGCCGGGACACGTCGTGCAAAGTGTAGAGAGAGGCACTGTCCACCGCAACGCTGGTCTTGACCTGGTTATCAAAAGCATCGGCAATCGCTCGCGCCTTGCGCCAGCCTTCATCGTAAAGCGGGTTTCGAATCACAACTTGGATGCCGTGATGCTCGATGGTCGACCCTTGCATGATCCGGCCATCTTTCTCGCCTGCTGTGTCATAAACGCAAATGGCCACATTGGGCAGGTTCGGCATGAAGGAGATGTGCAGCGGCCACCCACCTCCTGAATCATCCGCAAGCCCTGCATCGAGCAGAAACTGGTAAATGACCTCAGCGGCGCTGTTCATATCTTGGCGAACTTCTTCACGATGGCCACCAGCTGCGGAGCCATGCGCCGCGCTGGTTCTTCTAGGAACTTAGCCCGACCCCGCCCAGCCGGGTCCCAGTAGCGCCCCCTGCCCCCAGGACGGGGCTGGCCCTCCAGCTTCATACCGATCAGTTCATGAACGAAAAGCGCGTAGGCGGCCGTGTAGCCGACCGTGACGGCCGTGTTTAGCCCGCTTCCTTCGGCCCGCGTGAATGCCGATGCCTTGAGGTTCCCGGTATCGACCGGGACCAACTGCTGACTCTCCCGTTGCAACGCGAGACCGGCAGCCTTGAGCCCAGCTGCGACGCCAAGCCCGAGCAGTTTCTGGTGCTTCTTCATGTTCGAAAGGATCTCTTTCGCGCCTGTAACGAGTGCTGGCATCAGAGGTAGGCAGTCAGGAGCGTTTCTTTGTTGTTGAGCTTGGGCAGCTGATCAAATCGGCGCACTTCCCAGGCAAGTTCAGGCTCGTCCCGTGGATCGCTCGGCGTATCGCTTTCTAGCTCGCCGCGTTTGAGCATGTCCCCCGCTTTGATGATCCGGTCCACGTAAACAATCGATCTTGAAACCGTGGCTTGCCCTTGGCTGTCGCGAAACTCTTGCACAACATCTTCCCAGCGGCATTTGATCTGAGCCGGGCTCCCGTAGCTGAAACGGCCGAACCGGTCCGGAGCATCGGAACGAATCCATAGAACGGCATGCTGTTTGCGCATCTTCTTGATGATGCTCATTTTAAAATTGTTCCATGATCCACATTCAGCGCCTTATCTGGAATGTTTGTGGAATTTCCTGCGATGGGTTTTGCCATGGAGGCCGAGATGGTGCTTTCTGCAAAACCAACCGACATCCAACGGGTCATCGTAATCAAAGTGATGCGGTTGAGCAGGTTGCGCCCCACAGACACAACATGGTAATGGAACTATATTTCCACGTTTGATGTAAATCCTAGTGTAGCTCCTGGCATTAGAACGCTTCCTCGCCTCTCCATTGAGTCTGTGCGTTTTACGCCAATTGCGCATGTATTCCGCGCTGCATTCGTAGCAATATCCATGAAGCGGTTTTGTATCTCGCAACTGACACTTCGGGCAGATTTTGATCTGACGGTTGAATCTCACGCCGACACCGCCTCAGGCTTGGGAATGATAGTGTAAAGCTCAGCAAAAGGCATCTTCATGAAGAACGGCATCACAACCGGGCCGTCGCTTACGTGAATGACCTGAACGCCTTGATACTGCGGAAGCTTGAGCCCGTCGCCAATGAACTTGAACCCCTTCAAGAACCGCTGCAAAATCTCGCCTTGCGTAACTCGTGGCCGGTAATCGTGCCAATGGGACTTGCCGCCCACCAAGCCAAGATCGATCCCAAGCAGAAAGATCCGTTTGGCCCCCATGTTGATCACCAGGTTGACGGCCGAGGCACCGGTTGAAAAGTTCCACCCGCAGTTCCTGCCCTCATGAAGACCGGTCGGCTTCCTGGTAAGCCCAGTGATCCCTTTCAGGTCTAGCTTGGCCAGCGATGGGGCAATGTGGAAGATCGGCCCCGTGAAGTGCTCCAGCTCGTGCTTGGTCTTCTGCCACCAAGACTGGTCCCCGAACAGGCAGACCTTAGAAATCTCCGGCCCCAACCGGAAGGCGTCATTGCAGCCAATCGTGTTCCGGCCCCGAAGCCGGTCCCAATCAAAGTCCTTGAGCGAAGCGCCCCCGCCAATGACAAAGGCGTCCTGGCCCTCCCAGCAGCGTTCGGGGGTCCATAGCATCGTTCATTCCTCCGCTGCGTCGCCCACGGCACCCCGCTGCGATTCGGTGCCCAGCCAATCCACTCTGGCCAGGCGCGTGCCCTCAGTTAAGCTCGCGAGGATGCCGGTGGGGTCCAAGGCAAGAGCCATCTGACCGTAGTGGGTATTCTTGAAGCCTGTTTTGACCGCGCTCTGGTAGCTGGCTCCAACCGAACCTGCGCGCTCAGAAGTAACCCGTGGGTCACGTTGGGCGTAGAAGTGAGCCGAAAGCCACCGCTCGATAAGCTCAAGCGTGGTGAGAGTAACCGGGAAATCTCCCGCTGCAACGCGGTCTGTTAGGTTCGAGGCCGTCTCGATGAACGGCGTGAGGCTAATGGAACTGTCAACCTCGATGATGCCAGCAACAGCTTCCTCGGTTGTGCGGATAGGCATTACTCATTGGGGGTAAGGCTGGCTTTGCCCCGCTTGCCGCGTGAAGAAGTTGCTACAGCTTCGTCGCTAAGAACGCCACCAGCGGCCAACACTGGTTCCGATTCAGCTTCTGCTTCGCGTGCGTGCTCAGGAGCCAGTCCCAAATCCTTGAACTTCAGCGGAAACATTGCGGTCAAGTTTTTCTCGCTCAGGACGATCTGGCCTTTGGTGTAGGTCTTCTTCTCTCGAAGCCCAAGAGGCTCGATATGTTGACCGGATAAGACTTCAAACTGTTTCATGATATCGGTTTTTTGAAATGGCGGGGCTCATGGAGCACTGGCCACAAGACCCCGCCGCTGGCAGCAAAACTTACGCAGTTGCACCATGCACGATGCCCGTGTTGCCGTTAAAATCCGCTCTCACTTGCGGGACCATAATGGCCATGACCTTGAAATGTAACCGCATGCCGCCGTGGGTTTCCCATTGAACTGTGGTGATATCCATCCCCATGACCAGGCGCGCTACATCAGCCGTCTGTTGCACCAGGATCAGGATGAATGCAGTTGGGCTCAAAAAGTCCGCCGTTCGAACATCGGTGATCCCATCAATGGACTGTAACCGTTGGCGCAGAGTGTTGTCGCCCTTGGCGGTAGAGTAATCATCGTCCAAATATTGGCTCCAGGCCGGTGATGTGTAGAGGACCCAAGGCCCGTAGTGGAAGGCGTCAATCGAGTCCTGCCGCATCGCCAGAACCTGTTGCACGGTCGTCGCTTGGTTGCTTCCCGTGGGTGCCGTGATAGTCCGCGTGATCCGTGATGGGAAATTTGTGTAACCGTAAATGCTTCCACCACCGTAACTAAAGGATGGGCTAACACCCAAAACCAGTTTCTCCGCTTCCTCAGCCACGCGGCGAGCGGCCAGCTGGGCGGTGGTCACATCGATACCGGCTCCAATGTTTCGGCTGGTGGCCACTTGGCGCGCCGAGAAAAAGAAGTCTTTGTGAATCACCGGTAGCGGAAGGTTCACCAGGTCGATTTCAGGCCGGTCGTTCTCACTCTCGCGCACCGGGTCCATGCTGATCGTCGCCGGAGTGATATCACTCATGCTCTCAGTCTCCAACACGGTCTTGCCCATGCCGTTGGGAAGGTTGTAAACGAGCCCCGCGCCGCGCAGATCCGCAATGACCCGCAATCGTTCCTTGGCGGCCATGACGATAGCTTCGTCCAAAACCTTCCATTCCTCATGGCGCAAGGTGGCGTTAGCCACCGGCACAGGGCAGGCCACCATCTTGCCCGCACGATTCTGGGTAATGTAAGAGCGGCCGTCTTTGCCAACCCAGGGGCGAAGCGCACCGATATCAAAGCCGTTGGCAAGTAGGGTCGTTGCGACATTCCCTTGAGCCTGGCCGTTCAGAATAAAGTCCATAATAGTGTCTCTTTCAGTGTGTTGTGATTGATTACAGGATACGGACCTTGATTCGGGCGTTGTTGTCTCCTGAGTCGTTGTTGTCCACCGCTTCCATAGCGACAGCTACGGAATCCCGTTGGAATGTAGCCCCGCCAGATTCAGCGATAGCCGCCAGGTTCCCGTTGCCGTCCGAGGCCAGAAAGTCGCCAATCTGCACCGACTGCCCGAAGGCTAGCCAGGCGTAAATCTGTTCGCCCGGCACAGCCAGGTAACAAAAGACTCGCTCGCCGGAAGCGTAAGCCGTTTCGATCCCGCGACCCTGCAAAGCATCTTCGAGTGCGAACATGCGCTCGGCTTGCCCGCGTTCGAAGTCATGCGGAATCACAAAGCCATTGAGTTGAACCCGAATCAAATGACCGGGCTTAATTACTCCAGCCGCCAGGTATTCCTCGTAGCATCCGCTATTGCCTTTGAGCTGAATCCGGGAAGGCGTTCCTGTTGAAGTTGCCATATCGTTTATCTTTCGTTGTTGTTGTTGTCAGACGCCTTAGGCGGTCTTGCGGTCGAAATTAATCGTAGGCATCACCAATGCCTCTTCTTGCGTTGAGTTGTCGGCCACGGGAGCCTGTCCAGCGTAACTGGCGGCCCGGCCTTCGGCTGCGGCCTGAGGCTTGGCCCCCATGAGGCGAGCCATCTTGCGCAGCTCGGGCAAAGCGCGAGCATTCAATTCCTCTGGGGTGAAAGCGTTGTTTTCGTTGGCAGCGATGGCGGCCACGAGTCCAGCCTTCTCTTCGTTGTAGACGGCCATGCTGTTGTTCAAAACCTCCTGAAATTCGCGAGGCGCGGCAGCAATGTAATCATTGACCGTGACCGGCTTCGAGGAAGCCCCGCCAATCTGCTGATTCGTAGCAGGCACTGGAGCAGAAACCGATGCCGGAGTTAGGGTCAGCACAGCGGCGGGTTGGGGGAGATTGTCGCTCGCTTTGGCGGGGTTTGTTGACGAAAGGGTGACTTGGAAGTTCGGATCGGCTTTCTTGAGCGCGGCCAGCGTCTGAAGCTGCTCCTTGGGGAGTTTGCCGAGTTTGTCCTGATCTTCTTTGGTCCAGGTAGCGTTGCCGATGATGCTATCGACGAGAGTCTTAAGTTCTTTGTCCATAATGTTTTCGATTTGATTTTCAACTGTGCGGTATTCCGACACTCTAACCACCTCGACCGGTTCATCCTCGCTCAACTCAACGTCCGTATCATTGGCGGTATAGCCCAGGCGATAGAGTGTTCCGTTCTTTTCGAAGATGAAGAAATTGGAGTAAACGCCCTCGATGTAACACGGCGACTGAGCGTAAGTGTCCCCTGGAATCATTGGCTGCGGGAACCGCTCCTGCAATTCCATGTAAAGCGCCGAACGAATCGCGTCGAAACTCAGCTCATTGTCCGCCAGCAACTCGTTATCCGTGGGCAGAGCCAATTCCTCGGCGTTATAGAGGCCCTTCAGCTTCTTCAGAGCCGATTCTTTCGCCGGGCCGGAATATTTATTGCCTCGGAAACCTTTGTGCAGGGCGGCCCACGCGGCCCCCATGAGCCGGTGATCAGGTTTGCCGTCCTTCCCGCGCACGCGCAGGTGCCAGCTGGATGACTCGGCTGCGTCCTGGACCACGAGGTAATGTGAGGCCGGGTGCTTGCCGTCCGCCTCGCTTTTCATGGCTTGATTGCGGAGGAACCCCGCGCCGTCCGCAATAGAACAGGCCCCGATCTGATCGGGCAAAAGTGCGAGGTGATCCGGGCGATAGTTCCTGGCTATCCCACCGTATTCCTCGCCGTAGTAGGTCCCATCAGTTTCCTCAACATCGACGAAAACCCCCGTTGAAAGCTCCATCATCTCGCCAGAATTGACGGCGGCCATAATCCGGTTGTCCACGGTTTCAGCCCGGTCCTTGCGAATCCAAGCCTCACTCTTGAGCTTCCCGCCCTGAAACTTCGTGTTCATCATCAGCCCGACCTTGCGCGAGTTGATCACTATCGGGTCGCAGGCGGACACTCCCACACCGTTCATGGTCGGGTGGTAGACCACAATGGGTTTGTGATTCCAGCATTGAGGCGTCTTGGCTAGCTCATCCTTGGGGTAGTAAAGCGGTCCCATCGATCCGGCATGAACCCCTTCCGTGAGGATAACCATCGGAATCACGGTATATTCCTGGCCTTCGAGATTGTCCACTCGGCAAGCTTTGGGGAGCAGGTTGAGCGTAAGAGTAACGATCTCTTGCTTCTCTGTGGGGGCCGTTACATTGGTGACAAGTCCCTGCTTCTTATGCCGATGTTTCCGCATTACGTCCCTCAGGTATAGTGTGATGCTCAAGGATAGCAACGGAAAAAGCACAACAGCTTGTGATTGGTCCGCTCATTTGCTGGGCGACACTCCTTCGCCATTGGTCAGGATCACATCCGGTGCTTTGAACGGTCGAAGGATAATAAAGGCTGCCATAAGATTCCGAACCGTCTGCTCTGGATCGGCTGCAATGCAGCTCCGGATCTCTTCAGGCATGATCGGTTCACTCAGGTTTGTGC